AAATCAAGATTAATCTTTTGAATAATATCGTGGTCATACAAATAATTCAAGTCGGAACCAAATCCAACCAAAGTATTGAACGATCCATCACTGATTCTTCTTCCAAGCAAGAAAAATCGCAATCCAATATTATCAATATCAGCATTTGCATCAGCCTTGGCATAAAGGCTCATGTCCCAAATACCCGGGGGAATGTAATCCGGGTATCCATACAAATCCGCGACCTTGATTGCGAATTGGACAATCGGACAATCGATCGTGTTCGAAGCGGGCGTTGTGAAGGTAATAGTCGTTTGCGGCAACGACAAATTGGGTGTCAGCTCCAAAGCACTCACATTCGTATTTTCTGTAGGCGCATAAGTCACCGATGTTGGATTCTGCATTGGCTGACCAGTAACGGAAGCTAGTTGAGCAGCAGTCAAAGGAGTTTGGGTAGGTGATGTCGAGTTGGAGTAATTCATGTACAAGATTAGGCCTCCGGCAACACCATTCTCTCCTTGAATACCGGTGGGTCCCTGAATACCTTGAATGCCTTGTTCTCCAGTTGGGCCGGTATAACCAGTTTCTCCTTTGAAGCCTGTCATACCCTGCATTCCTGTTGGTCCAGTTGATCCTGTTGCACCCGTTGGGCCGGTCATACCTGTTGGTCCGGTCTCGCCAGTCGGTCCGGTTTCTCCTGTTGGTCCTGTTTCTCCTGTTGGTCCTGTTTCTCCTGTCGGTCCAGTTTCGCCAGTCGGTCCTAACTCACCTGTGGATCCGGTTTCTCCCGTTGGTCCGGTTTGACCGGTGGGTCCGGTTTCTCCAGTGGGTCCAGTCTCGCCTGTAGGTCCAGTTTCTCCAGTGGGTCCAGTCTCGCCTGTAGGTCCTAACTCACCTGTTTGACCAGTTGGTCCTCTTTCACCAGTATGTCCCATAGATCCTGTTGATCCTGTTGATCCTGTAGAACCAGTCATACCGGTAGGCCCTGTTGCACCAGTCATACCTGTAGGTCCGGTTTCACCTGTAGGTCCGGTTTCACCTGTCATACCTGTAGGTCCTGTTTCTCCAGTCGGTCCTGTTTCTCCAGTAGGTCCGGTCTCACCTGTTGGTCCTGTTGGTCCAGTCATACCTGTCGCTCCGGTTTCACCGGTTGGTCCTCTAGATCCGGTTGATCCTGTTTGACCCGTAGGCCCTGTTGCACCAGTCATACCTGTAGGACCGGTCTCACCTGTTGGTCCTGTTTCACCAGTCATACCTGTCGCTCCGGTCTCTCCAGTCGGTCCTCTCTCGCCTGTTTGACCTGTAGAACCTGTATAACCAGTTGGTCCGGTTTCACCTGTAGGACCTGTCATACCCGTAGGTCCAGTTTCACCAGTTGGTCCGGTCTCGCCAGTTGCACCTGTCGGTCCCGTCTCGCCAGTTGCACCTGTAGGACCTGTTGATCCTGTTGATCCTGTTTGCCCAGTTGCACCTGTAGGACCTGTTGATCCGGTTTGTCCAGTTGCACCTGTAGGTCCAGTTGCACCTGTAGAACCTGTCATACCCGTAGGTCCGGTCTCGCCAGTTGGTCCTGTTTCACCTGTAGGTCCTGTCATACCAGTTGCTCCTGTTTCTCCAGTAGGACCCGTCATACCCGTAGGTCCAGTTTCACCAGTTGCTCCTGTTTCACCAGTTGCTCCTGTTTCACCAGTTGCTCCTGTAGGACCTGTTTCACCTGTAGCCCCAGTTGCTCCTGTTGGACCGGTTTCACCTGTAGCCCCGGTTGCTCCTGTAGGACCAGTTTCACCTGTAGGACCTGTAGCCCCAGTTGATCCTGTTGATCCCGTAGGTCCAGTTTCACCAGTTGATCCTGTTGATCCCGTAGGTCCAGTTTCACCAGTTGCTCCTGTAGGACCTGTAGCCCCTGTAGGACCTGTTTCACCAGTTGCTCCTGTAGGACCTGTAGCCCCTGTAGGACCTGTTTCACCAGTTGCTCCTGTAGGACCTGTAGCCCCAGTAGATCCTGTTGATCCTGTTGATCCTGTAGGACCTGTCATACCCGTAGGTCCAGTTTCACCAGTTGCTCCTGTAGGACCTGTTTCACCAGTTGGACCGGTTTCACCTGTAGGACCTGTCATACCAGTTGCTCCTGTTTCACCAGTTGGACCAGTAGATCCTGTAGCCCCAGTAGATCCTGTAGCCCCCGTAGATCCTGTTGATCCTGTAGATCCTGTAGCCCCAGTAGATCCTGTTGATCCTGTAGCCCCAGTCATACCCGTAGGTCCTGTTTCACCAGTTGGACCGGTTTCACCTGTAGGACCAGTTGATCCTGTAGGACCTGTTTCACCTGTCATACCCGTAGGTCCGGTTTGTCCAGTTGCTCCTGTTTCACCAGTTGGACCGGTTTCACCAGTTGGACCGGTTTGTCCAGTTGCTCCTGTTTCACCAGTTGGTCCAGTAGATCCGGTTGCCCCAGTAGATCCTGTAGGACCTGTTTCACCAGTTGGACCGGTTTCACCTGTAGGACCTGTTTCACCAGTTGGTCCGGTTTCACCTGTAGGACCTGTTTCACCAGTTGGTCCGGTTTGTCCTGTAGGACCAGTAGGACCTGTTAAACCTGTCGATCCTGTATCACCTAATTTTCCAGAGATATAACCACTGATATTCTCAATCAAATATGTATCAGATGTCACACCAGATTCAATGTATAATCCATACGCAATATTCGAATAATATACAGCGCTTCCAACTAAAGACGAATCCACATAGAAATACGCTGTATATCCATTCAAGATTATGCTAAACATATGAGGTGCCTCTGTAACAGGGACGAGTGTGTGATTGTAAATACCTGTAATTGTTAAATTTACATAGTAAGAAGGCGAACCTCCTGCAGAGTGAATAAGGCGGATTGTAACAAAATTGCTTAACGAACTATCGGCAAATCCAACTTTCAAACTATTACCTGTCGTCAAGATAGGCACATTGTATTGACAAACAAGACTATTCAACTCTGTGTTGAAATACTGAATACTTACAAATTGATCGCCGTCATCTGCATACTCGACAATAGAATCACTTATTACAGTTCCTAATCCTGAACTCTTAATTAGGTTCATTGTTCCAGCTCCGTATTTTCCAGTTGGTCCTGTCGATCCGGTTGATCCAGTTGCACCTGTAGATCCAGTTGGACCAGTTGATCCGGTTGTTCCAGTTGATCCGGTTGTTCCAGTTGGCCCTGTAGATCCAGTTGGCCCTGTCTCACCTGTGGGCCCTGTTTCACCGGTTGGACCTGTGCATCCGGTTGTTCCTGTAGATCCTGTTGAACCAGTCGGGCCAGTAGACCCTGTTTCTCCGGTAGGACCGGTTGAACCTGTTGGACCTGTTTCTCCAGTAGGACCAGTCATACCAGTTGGTCCAGTCTCACCTGTAGGGCCAGTGCAACCCGTTGATCCCGTTTCTCCAGTAGCACCAGTTGATCCTGTTGATCCGGTTGATCCTGTTGCTCCTGTAGGTCCAGTTGATCCTGTAGGTCCCGTCTCGCCTGTAGGACCAGTCTCACCTGTAGGGCCAGTGCAACCAGTTGATCCTGTTGATCCAGTAGGACCGGTTTCTCCAGTAGGGCCAGTGCAACCCGTTGATCCAGTTTCTCCAGTAGATCCTGTTGCTCCAGTAGGTCCGGTTTCTCCAGTAGGGCCAGTGCAACCGGTGGATCCTGTTGCTCCAGTAGATCCTGTTGCTCCAGTAGGACCGGTTGATCCTGTTGGGCCAGTGCAACCGGTGGATCCTGTTGCTCCAGTTGGTCCTGTTTCTCCTGTGGGTCCAGTCATGCCAGTTGGCCCGGTTTCTCCTGTTGGCCCAGTCGATCCAGTGGGTCCCGTTTCTCCTGTTGGCCCAGTTGAACCCGTCTCACCAGTCGATCCAGTAGGTCCTGTTTCTCCTGTAGGGCCTGTGCAACCTGTGGATCCTGTTGATCCCGTAGGTCCTGTTTCTCCTGTGGGTCCAGTCATACCTGTGGGTCCTGTTTCTCCTGTGGGTCCAGTCGATCCCGTAGGACCTGTTTCTCCTGTAGGACCAGTTGAACCCGTAGGTCCCGTCTCACCTGTAGGGCCTGTGCAACCTGTGGATCCTGTAGAACCAGTAGGACCCGTCTCACCTGTAGGTCCAGTGCAACCAGTTGATCCTGTAGAACCAGTAGGTCCCGTCTCACCTGTTGGTCCTGTGCAACCAGTTGATCCTGTAGGACCAGTAGGACCTGTTTCTCCTGTAGGACCTGTCATGCCAGTTGGTCCGGTTTCTCCGGTAGGGCCTGTGCAACCAGTTGATCCTGTTGATCCCGTAGGTCCCGTCTCACCTGTTGGTCCTGTGCAACCAGTTGATCCTGTAGAACCAGTAGGACCTGTTTCTCCTGTAGGACCTGTCATGCCAGTTGGTCCGGTTTCTCCGGTAGGGCCTGTGCAACCTGTGGATCCTGTTGATCCCGTAGGTCCCGTCTCGCCTGTAGGACCTGTCATGCCAGTTGGTCCGGTTTCTCCTGTGGGTCCCGTCGATCCTGTAGGTCCTGTTTCTCCTGTGGGTCCAGTCGATCCCGTAGGTCCCGTCTCACCTGTAGGGCCTGTGCAACCAGTTGATCCTGTAGAACCAGTAGGTCCCGTCTCACCTGTTGGTCCTGTGCAACCAGTTGATCCTGTAGAACCAGTAGGACCTGTTTCTCCTGTAGGACCTGTCATGCCAGTTGGTCCGGTTTCTCCGGTAGGGCCTGTGCAACCTGTGGATCCTGTTGATCCCGTAGGTCCCGTCTCGCCTGTAGGTCCAGTCATGCCAGTTGGTCCGGTTTCTCCTGTGGGTCCCGTCGATCCAGTAGGACCCGTCTCACCTGTACTGCCAGTGCAACCAGTTGATCCTGTAGAACCAGTAGGTCCGGTTTCTCCTGTGGGACCAGTAGGTCCGGTTTCTCCAGTAGGACCAGTCATACCTGTGGGTCCTGTTTCTCCTGTAGGACCAGTCATACCTGTGGGTCCTGTTTCTCCTGTAGGTCCAGTGCAACCAGTAGAACCAGTTGATCCAGTTGGTCCTGTCTCTCCAGTAGGACCAGTCATACCAGTAGGTCCAGTGCAACCCGTAGAACCAGTTGATCCCGTTTCTCCGGTAGGTCCCGTCTCACCAGTAGGTCCTGTTGATCCAGTGTCGCCTGTAGGTCCTGTCTCACCTGTGCAACCAGTTGATCCTGTAGGACCTGTTTCTCCGGTAGGACCGGTCATTCCAGTAGGACCTGTTTCTCCTGTAGGCCCAGTGCAACCAGTTGATCCCGTAGTTCCTGTGTCGCCTGTAGGACCTGTTTCTCCTGTAGGCCCAGTGCAACCAGTTGATCCCGTAGATCCTGTGTCTCCTGTAGGACCTGTTTCTCCAGTCGGTCCAGTAGGGCCAGTTGATCCCGTAGTTCCTGTGTCGCCTGTAGGACCTGTTTCTCCAGTCGGTCCTGTGCAACCTGTTGGTCCAGTCTGACCAGTGTCTCCAGTCGGTCCCGTTGCACCTGTCGGGCCTGTCTCGCCGGTTGGACCAGTTTGTCCAGTTACACCAGTCGCGCCAGTGAAACCGCGTTCTCCCGTAGGCCCGGTAAATGCGTCTCCAAAAGTTATCTCACTAGTCGCAACATTGTAATATAATGACTTTTGCAAGTTATTCACATCATTGCGAATCGGGTTAATAAACAATCCATTGGTCACAGTTGAGTTCAACGCAATACCTGAAGCATTCAAAATGATCGAGTTTGTATGCTGATTTGTGAGACCAGCACTGTTACCTATCGCAATTGCATTGGCTCCTTGGTTCGTACGACCAGCATTTGTACCTATCGCAATCGCAGAAGTCCCTTGACCTGAAAAACCAGCATTAAAACCCACTGCTATACCATATTGGTACTGACTTGTTAATCCAGCGCTTGTTCCGACTGCAATTGCAGAAGATGCTTGTCTGTATTGACCAGCATTGGTTCCTATTGAAATCGCAGCTGCTCCTTGTTGAGCCCATCCAGCTATGTAACCAATTGCAATAGCTTGGGGGGCTTGTGTGGTTTGACCAGCTTGGGGACCAATTGCAACCGCTTGATTTCCTTGTGTTTCCCTACCAGCATTATAACCAATTGCAATCGCTTGATTACCTTGACCTTGACTACCGGCATCATTACCTACTCCAACCGCCAGTTGTCCCTGATTTCTATTGCCTGAACCAAAACCAATTGCAACAGCATAACCTGTTTGACTAATTTGACCAGCTTCATTGCCGATTGCAATCGCACCGTATCCCTGTGTTCTTTGACCAGCAAAATAACCTATCGCAATAGCACTTGAAGCTTGACTGGTTTGCCCCGAGCTGAAACCTATCGCAACACTGAAGGTCCCTTGGCTCCCTTGACCAGCTTGGCTACCAATCGCAACCGCCCTCTCGCGTTGACCTGTATTACCGGCTAAATTACCTACCGCAACCGCATTAATACCTTGATTAGTTTGACCTGCTGTGTAACCAATAGCAATTGCATTTGTTCCCTGATAACTTTGACCTGCACCATAACCAACTGCAATAGCATTCGCACCTTGGAACATTGCTCCGGCAAAAGAACCTACTGCAACTGCAAGTTGTCCCTGACTAGTCTGTCCTGCGTAACTACCTACTGCAATAGCATCTATGCCTTGTGTCCTCATTCCAGCGGAGAAACCAACAGAAACCGCAGTACTTTGTTGTCCCCATTCTCCAGCGTATGAGCCAATCCCAACGCCGCCATAAGATTGATTAAGGGTTCCAGCAGCATAACCAACCGCAACACAAAACGATGATTGGTTCCCATACCCTGATTCTGAACCAACAGCAGTCGCAAATCTTTTCTGGTCAAATCGTCCCGAATTATAACCTATAGCAACTGTATTTTGTGATTGATTTTGCCATCCTGACAACTGACCAATAGCAATAGCTTGTCCAAGCTGGCCAATTTGGCCTGCAGCATGCCCAATTGCCACCGAACCACCACCTTGACCTTGAGCACCTGAACTATTACCAATAGCAACTGACTGAGCACCTTGTAGGGTCTGTCCTGCCTGAGAACCAAACGCGACACTGCCTGCACCTTGATTAACTTCTCCTGATCGGAACCCAACTGCGGTTCCATAAAAAGTCTGGTTTGATCTTCCTGCTTGCCATCCAATAGCAATACACTGGTCGTATTGACTATACTGACCAGCTCTTATTCCGATGGCAATCGAATATTGATTCGCATCAAATTGCGCAGCGGAAGCGCCTATAGCAATTGATTCTGTACGAGGATTCACATTTTGACCAATAGATATACTATTTGAACTAAAATTATACATATTCAGGGTTCCTCTGTTTATCCATCCAGTTCCATTCCAATACAAATTATCACCAAAAAAGGTTCCTGGAGGATTTGCTGGTCCCGTCGCTCCAGTAAGTGCGGCTGTTCCAGGGTCTCCCTTCGCTCCCGTTGCACCAGTCATTCCAGTCGGCCCAGTAGAACCTGTTGTTCCCGTATTCGCTGCTGTTCCCGGGAGACCCTGAGGTCCTGTAGAACCGGTTGGCCCGGTAGGACCAGTTCGTCCGGTTGATCCAGTTGAACCAGTGGGACCACTATTACCAGTTGCTCCAGTCAATGTCGCCGTTCCAGGTATTCCCTGTGCTCCAGTCGGTCCCGTTTCTCCTGTTGAACCCGTCATTCCGGTTGGGCCCGTAGGGCCAGTTGCCCCCGTCGATCCTGTTGATCCGGTTGGCCCAGTATTACCGGTCGCTCCAGTCAATGTCGCAATACCAGGTATTCCTTGAGCCCCAGTGGATCCCGTTGCACCTGTTGTTCCTGTCGGACCAGTCATTCCTGTTGGCCCTGTCATACCTGTCGACCCAGTATTACCAGTTGCTCCCGTTAATGTCGCTATTCCGGGTATTCCTTGAGGTCCGGTAAAACCAGTTGGACCTGTTGCACCTGTCGCGCCAGTCATTCCCGTTGGCCCAGTTGGACCGGTTCTGCCTGTTGGTCCTGTTTGCCCAGTAGAGCCAGTGAAACCAGTAGAACCCGTTGTTCCTGTCTCTCCGGTCATACCTGTGGGACCAGTAGGGCCTGTCGCTCCCGTGAGTGTAGATGTTCCAGGAATACCTTGAGGTCCGGTAAATCCAGTTGATCCGGTTGATCCGGTTGATCCTGTAAAACCTGTTGGTCCAGTAGCCCCAGTTGAGCCTGTTGATCCAGTTGAGCCAGTTGAGCCGGTTGGCCCTGTAGGTCCAGTTGAACCTGTTGAGCCTGTAGGTCCCGTATTACCAGTTGCTCCAGTTAATGTTGCCTCTCCTGGAATACCTTGAGGTCCTGTCATTCCAGTTGGTCCCGTAGGTCCCGTGGCTCCTGTTGCTCCTGTCATTCCAGTAGGTCCTGTCATACCAGTAGAACCAGTGGATCCGGACGGCCCAGTAGGACCTGTTGGGCCTGTAGATCCTGTAGAACCTGTCACGCCTGTAGGACCAGTTGAACCAGTCATGCCGGTTGATCCCGTGGTTCCTGTAGAACCTGTCACGCCTGTAGGACCAGTTGAACCAGTCATGCCGGTTGATCCCGTGGTTCCTGTCATACCAGTTGGACCTGTTTCTCCGGTTGATCCTGTTTCTCCGGTTGATCCTGTAGGTCCTGTTTCTCCTGTAGGTCCGGTTGATCCTGTTGGACCCGTTTCACCAGTCGGTCCAGTTGCTCCAGTATTTGATGCAAAACCAGGCGCACCTTGAGCTCCTGTCATACCAGTTGGGCCGGTTGCGCCAGTTAAACCCGTTGCTCCAGTTGGACCGGTGTCACCAGTTGGACCTGTTTCACCGGTTGATCCTGTCGATCCGGTTGGTCCTGTAGATCCAGTTGAACCTGTTGGGCCTGTCTCACCCGTAGGACCTGTTTCACCCGTAGGTCCTGTAGATCCAGTAGCCCCTGTCGGCCCGGTTTCACCAGTTGGTCCCGTAGATCCAGTTGAACCGGTTGGTCCAGTTGAACCCGTTGGTCCTGTTTCACCAGTTGGTCCAGTAGAGCCGGTGTCACCAGTTGCACCCGTAGATCCAGTTGCCCCAGTCTCACCTGTAGGCCCTGTTTCTCCTGTAGGTCCGGTTGATCCGGTAGACCCTGTAGGCCCTGTCTCACCAGTTGTTCCAGTACAGCCTGTGTCACCAGTTGGCCCAGTTGAACCTGTTGGACCGGTTTCTCCTGTTGGCCCAGTTTCCCCCGTAGGCCCGGTTGAACCTGTTGAGCCAGTGTCACCGGTAGGTCCTGTTGCTCCAGTTAATGTGGCTGTACCTGGAATACCAGGTTCTCCTGTGTAACCGGTAGGCCCAATTTCACCTGTTGCGCCCGTGAGGGTTGCTTCTCCAGGAATACCCTGTTGTCCTGTGTAACCAGTTGGACCAATCTCACCCTTGTCTCCAGTTACACCAGTAGGGCCAGTGAAACCAATTGCACCAGTGTCTCCTTGCGCTCCAGTATTACCAGTTGCTCCAGTTCCAGATGCAGTTCCTGGAAGACCTTGCTGTCCAGTAAAACCGGTTGGCCCTTGTATTCCTTGAACACCCTGCGATCCAGTAAAACCCTGAGGCCCTTGAATACCTTGATCACCCTGAGAGCCTGTTACACCTTGCACACCCTGAGGCCCTTGAATACCTAGAGGTCCCTGCAAACCAGTTGGACCTTGCTCACCTTGAATGCCCTGAACACCCTGAGAACCCTGTATTCCTTGCACACCTGTGTCACCGCGTGCGCCTTGAATGCCCTGAATGCCGCGCTGCCCAGTAGGTCCTTCTTCTCCTTGTAGCCCTTGTATGCCTTGCACGCCTTGTTCGCCTTGAATACCTGTCACACCTTGTAACCCAGTCGGACCCATTGATCCAGTTGCTCCGGTATTCGTCGCTTCTCCCGACAAACCAGTTGGGCCCTGCATTCCTGTGGGTCCTGTTTCACCAGTCGAACCAGTTAATGTCGCCGTTCCAGGCACTCCTTGGATTCCTTGCTCTCCTGTAGGTCCCTGAATACCAGTTGCTCCCGTATTCGATGCTTCTCCTGGCAAACCAGTTGCGCCCTGCAAACCAGTTGGCCCCAGATCTCCTTGCGACCCTGTAAGACCTTGGGAACCTGTAACTCCTTGAATACCTTGGATACCTTGGATACCTTGTTCGCCCTGGATTCCTGTTGCGCCTTGATCTCCTTGGGGTCCTTGGTAACCTTGAATGCCCTGCAATCCAGTCGGCCCTTGAGCACCTTGAGCTCCTTGCGCTCCTTGCGAACCCTGGTTTCCTTGCGCACCAGTATTACCTTGGATGCCTTGCAATCCCTGCAATCCTTGATCACCAGTCGGTCCTTGGATGCCTTGAATACCTTGGATACCCTGAATACCTTGCTGTCCCGTAACTCCTTGGGCACCTTGCAAGCCTGTCGCGCCCATTGTCCCGGTTGCTCCCGTATTCGCTGCTGTTCCTGGCAGACCTATTGGTCCTTGGATTCCGGTTGGTCCAGTATTACCGGTCGCTCCTGTTCCCGTTGCAGTTCCCGGCTCTCCTTTCAGACCAGTATAACCGGTTGGCCCGATTGTACCAGTTGCTCCCGTATTGGTTGCTTCACCTGATTGCCCCTGTGGTCCTTGAACACCCGTAGGTCCTTGGATTCCCTGTATGCCTTGCGACCCTGTAACTCCTTGCAAACCTTGTATGCCTTGTGTCCCAGTTACACCTTGCACTCCCTGTGATCCAGTAACTCCCTGTGATCCCGTTGTTCCTTGGATACCTTGGATACCTTGGGCACCCTGAGCACCAGTCACACCTTGCAATCCCTGAGGTCCTTGGATACCCTGAGGTCCCTGCAACCCAGTTGCTCCTTGATCGCCCTGAGCTCCTTGAGCGCCCTGAGCTCCTTGAATACCTTGAACTCCAGTGTCTCCGCGAACACCTTGGATTCCCTGAATACCTTGGATTCCTTGCAACCCTGTCGGCCCTTGTTCGCCTTGAATACCCTGAATACCTTGTTCGCCTTGCAGACCAGTTGCGCCTTGAGCACCAGAAGGCCCCATTGCACCTGTTGCTCCCGTATTCGTCGCTTCGCCCGACAAACCAGTGGGACCTTGCATTCCTGTAGGTCCTGTTTCACCAGTCGAACCAGTTAATGTCGCTGTTCCAGGTACTCCTTGGATTCCTTGCTCTCCAGTAGGTCCGATTGCTCCGGTTGCTCCAGTGTTCGATGCTTCTCCTGGCAAACCAGTTGATCCTTGCAATCCAGTTGGTCCCAGATCGCCTTGCGTCCCAGTAAGACCTTGAACGCCCGTTGCTCCTTGAATACCCTGGATACCCTGGATACCTTGGTCGCCTTTCTGTCCAGTTACTCCTTGGTCTCCCTGGGCTCCTTGGAAACCCTGTATTCCTTGCAAACCAGTTGGACCTTGGACTCCCTGAGCTCCCTGAGCTCCTTGCGAACCTTGTGTTCCCTGCGCTCCAGTACTGCCTTGAATGCCTTGCAATCCTTGCAATCCTTGATCACCGGTTTGACCCTGAGCACCTTGAACTCCAGTGAAACCGCGATCACCCTGCTGTCCAGTAACTCCTTGGGCACCTTGAAAACCAGTCGGACCCATTGTACCAGTTGCTCCTGTGTTGGCCGCTGTTCCTGGCAGACCTATTGGTCCTTGGATTCCGGTTGGTCCAGTATTACCAGTCGCTCCTGTTCCTGTTGCTGTTCCCGGATCTCCTTTCAGACCAGTATAACCGGTTGGGCCGATTGTACCAGTTGCTCCCGTATTGGTTGCTTCACCCGATTGACCCTGCGGCCCTTGCAACCCAGTAGGACCCTGTATTCCTTGTATGCCTTGCGATCCTGTAACTCCTTGCAATCCTTGCTGACCTTGAGAACCGGTTACACCTTGCAGTCCTTGTGATCCAGTAACACCCTGCAACCCTTGCGGACCTTGTTCGCCTTGGGCTCCTTGAACACCAGTTACTCCTTGCAATCCCTGTGGTCCCTGAATACCTTGAGCGCCTTGCAAACCAGTTGCTCCTTGAGCACCTTGTACTCCTTGAGCACCCTGAGCTCCTTGAATGCCTTGGGCACCAGTGTCTCCACGAACTCCTTGAGTACCCTGAGCACCGCGCAGCCCAGTCGGACCTTGTTCTCCTTGTATTCCCTGAATACCTTGTTCGCCTTGCACACCTTGCAATCCTGTAGGGCCCTGTTGTCCGGTTTCGCCGATTGCTCCTGTTGCTCCCGTATTCGTCGCTTCGCCTGACAGACCAGTGGGACCTTGCATTCCCGTTGGACCTGTTTCACCAGTCGAACCAGTTAATGTCGCTGTTCCCGGTATTCCTTGGATTCCTTGCTCTCCTGTAGGTCCGATTGCTCCGGTTGCTCCCGTGTTCGACGCTTCTCCAGGCAAACCAGTTGCGCCCTGCAATCCAGTTGGACCCAGATCGCCTTGCGACCCTGTAAGCCCTTGAACGCCAGTTGCTCCTTGGATACCCTGAATGCCCTGAATACCTTGCTCGCCTTGGATTCCCGTTGCTCCTTGGTCTCCCTGGGCTCCTTGCAAACCCTGTATACCTTGCAAACCAGTTGGTCCTTGGTCACCCTGAACTCCTTGTGCTCCTTGCGAGCCTTGGGTTCCTTGCGCACCAGTATTACCTTGAATGCCTTGCAACCCTTGCAACCCTTGATCACCCGTTGGTCCCTGAATGCCTTGCTGTCCTGTGACTCCCTGAATGCCTTGTTGTCCAGTAAGACCTTGGGGGCCTTGATCTCCAGTGGCACCCACTGTCCCAGTCGCTCCCGTGTTGGCCGCTGTTCCCGGCAAACCTATAGGCCCTTGGATTCCTGTTGGTCCAGTATTACCGGTCGCTCCTGTTCCAGACGCTGTTCCAGGCAAACCTTGCACTCCTTGTTGCCCAGTTGGTCCCTGTTGCCCAGTTGCTCCTGTGTTTGTTGCTTCGCCCGATTGTCCAGTTACTCCTTGCAAGCCTGTAGGTCCCTGGAGTCCCTGAATTCCTTGCGAACCTGTTACTCCTTGCGGCCCTTGGATGCCTTGAGCGCCTTGTGATCCAGTTACACCCTGTATGCCTTGCAAACCCTGCGCCCCCGTTGTTCCTTGGATACCTTGAACACCTTGAGCACCTTGAGCACCGGTTACACCTTGCAAACCTTGCGGACCCTGAATACCCTGAGCTCCTTGCAAACCAGTTGCTCCTTGGTCACCCTGTACTCCTTGAGCACCCTGGGCTCCTTGGATTCCTTGAGCGCCGGTGTCTCCGCGAACTCCTTGAATACCCTGAACACCGCGAAGTCCGGTTGGTCCTTGGTCACCTTGTAATCCTTGCGCGCCTTGGTCGCCTTGCAAGCCTGTTGGTCCTTGTTGTCCCTGCTGTCCGGTTTCACCAATTGCTCCAGTTGCTCCAGTGTTCGTCGCTTCGCCAGATAAACCAGTAGGACCTTGCATTCCTGTAGGTCCTGTTTCACCGGTCGAACCTGTCAATGTCGCAGTACCAGGCACTCCTTGGATTCCTTGTTCTCCAGTAGGTCCTATTGCTCCGGTTGCTCCGGTATTCGATGCTTCTCCTGGCAAACCAGTTGCTCCTTGCAAACCAGTTGGACCCAGATCGCCTTGCGACCCTGTAAGGCCCTGAGCCCCCGTTGCTCCTTGAATACCCTGAATGCCCTGGATACCTTGTTCGCCCTGGATTCCCGTTGCTCCCTGGTCTCCTTGGGCTCCTTGGTATCCTTGAATACCTTGCAATCCAGTGGCCCCTTGCGCGCCTTGCACTCCTTGCGCACCCTGAGCTCCTTGGGTTCCTTGCGTTCCAGTATTACCTTGGATGCCCTGCAATCCCTGCAACCCTTGATCACCTGTCGGACCTTGAATACCTTGAATACCTTGGATACCTTGAATGCCTTGCTGTCCAGTAACTCCTTGCAATCCTTGCTGTCCGGTGAGACCTTGAATGCCTTGCTGTCCTGTGGGACCTTGGATTCCTTGCGGTCCAGTTAATCCTTGGATACCTTGCTGTCCAGTTGCACCAATTGATCCAGTTGCTCCTGTGTTTGTCGCTTGTCCGGGCAAACCAATTGGTCCTTGGATTCCGGTTGGTCCAGTATTACCTGTCGCTCCTGTTCCTGTGGCTGTTCCTGGGTCTCCTTTCAGACCTGTGTAACCAGTTGGTCCGATTGTACCAGTTGCTCCAGTATTTGTCGCTTGTCCAGATTGACCTTGTGGGCCTTGCAAACCTGTAGGGCCCTGGATTCCCTGAATACCTTGCGATCCAGTTACTCCTTGCTGACCTTGAATGCCTTGAGCACCTTGTGATCCAGTTACACCCTGTGGGCCTTGCAAACCTGTAACTCCTTGGATACCTTGAATACCTTGAACACCCTGTTCGCCCTTAGCACCAGTTACACCTTGATCGCCTTGAGCTCCCTGAATACCTTGAGCGCCTTGCAAACCAGTCGCCCCTTGTGCTCCCTGAGCTCCTTGAGCACCCTGGGCTCCTTGGATTCCTTGGGCGCCAGTGTCACCGCGAACTCCTTGAATGCCTTGAATTCCTTGAATGCCTTGCTGTCCAGTTGGTCCTTCTTCTCCTTGCAGGCCTTGCACACCTTGGATTCCTTGCAAACCAGTAGGACCTTGTTGTCCGGTTTCACCCATTGCGCCAGTCGCTCCCGTATTCGTCGCTTCGCCTGATAAACCAGTGGGTCCCTGAATTCCTGTAGGTCCTGTTTCACCAGTCGAACCTGTTAATGTCGCTGTTCCAGGCACTCCTTGTATTCCTTGCTCTCCAGTTGGTCCGATCGCTCCAGTTGATCCAGTATTTGCTGCTTCTCCAGGCACTCCTTGTATTCCTTGCTCTCCAGTTGGTCCCACTTCTCCTTGCAACCCAGTAACACCTTGAGCACCTGTTGTTCCTTGAATACCCTGGATGCCTTGAATACCTTGTTCGCCTTGGATTCCCGTCGCTCCCCGATCGCCTTGCACTCCTTGGAAACCTTGGATGCCCTGCAAACCAGTGGGACCTTGTTCGCCTTGAACTCCTTGCGCCCCCTGAGCTCCTTGAGTTCCTTGTGTTCCAGTATTACCTTGGATGCCTTGCAACCCCTGCTGACCTTGTTCTCCGGTGATACCTTGAATGCCTTGAACTCCTGTGGGACCTTGAATGCCTTGCTGTCCAGTAACTCCTTGGACACCTTGATCACCAGTGGAACCCTTTGCGCCAGTTGCGCCAGTGTTGGCTGCTGTTCCAGGCAAACCTATAGGACCTTGAATTCCCGTTGGTCCAGTATTACCGGTCGCCCCTGTTCCAGACGCGGTTCCCGGCAAACCCTGCACTCCTTGTTGCCCAGTGGGTCCCTGCTGCCCTGTTGCTCCTGTATTTGTCGCTTGTCCGGATTGTCCGGTTACTCCCCTCAAACCAGTTGGTCCCTGGATTCCCTGAATACCTTGTGATCCTGTTACACCTTGAATACCTTGAACACCCTGTTCGCCTTGAGCCCCAGTTACTCCTTGAACTCCTTGCGGCCCTTGAATACCCTGAGATCCCTGCAAACCAGTTGCTCCTTGAGCTCCTTGAACACCCTGAGCACCCTGTGTTCCTTGGATTCCTTGCACGCCGGTGTCACCGCGAACTCCTTGAGCACCCTGAGCACCACGCAATCCAGTCGGTCCTTGTTCGCCTTGCACACCAGTTTCACCTTGCACTCCTTGCAAGCCTGTAGGCCCTTGTTGGCCCTCCTCGCCATGTGGTCCCATTGCTCCAGTTGCTCCCGTATTCGTAGCTTCGCCGGACAAACCTGTGGGACCCTGCATTCCGGTGGGACCAGTTTCACCAGTTGAACCTGTTAATGTAGCAGTTCCAGGCACTCCTTGAATTCCTTGCTCTCCGGTAGGTCCCTGAATGCCGGTTGCTCCTGTATTCGATGCTTCTCCTGGCAAACCAGTTGATCCTTGCAAACCAGTTGGACCAAGATCACCTTGCAACCCAGTAATACCCTGAGCCCCCGTTGCTCCTTGAATACCCTGAATACCTTGGATACCTTGCTCGCCTTGCTGTCCGGTTGCTCCTTGATCTCCTTGCACTCCTTGGAAACCCTGTATTCCTTGCAAACCAGTAGGGCCTTGATCACCCTGCACGCCTTGCGCGCCCTGAGCTCCTTGGGTTCCTTGCGTACCAGTATTACCTTGGACGCCTTGCAATCCCTGCAACCCTTGATCACCTGTCGGACCTTGAATACCTTGAATACCTTGGATACCCTGAATACCTTGTTCGCCTTGCTGTCCAGTTAATCCTTGGGCGCCTTGATCTCCAGTGGAGCCCTTTACACCAGTTGCTCCAGTGTTGGCAGCTGTTCCAGGCAAACCTATAGGACCTTGGATTCCGGTTGGTCCAGTATTACCGGTCGCCCCTGTTCCAGACGCTGTTCCAGGCAAACCTTGGATTCCTTGCTCACCAGTTGGTCCCTGTTGCCCAGTTGCTCCTGTATTTGTCGCTTCGCCAGATTGACCAGTCATTCCTTGCAAACCTGTTGGTCCCTGGATTCCCTGTTCTCCTTGTGATCCAGTTACTCCTTGGATACCTTGTTCGCCTTGAGGTCCCTGAACACCAGTTACTCCTTGAACTCCTTGAACTCCTTGAATACCCTGAGCTCCCTGCAACCCAGTTGGGCCTTGGTCGCCCTGAGCGCCTTGAGCTCCTTGAATACCTTGGATTCCTTGAGCGCCCTGAGGACCCTGTGCTCCTTGGATTCCCTGAGCACCGCGAATACCAGTGGGCCCTTGTTGTCCAGTTTCTCCTTGAATTCCTTGGATACCTTGAATGCCTTGGATACCTTGATCACCTTGCTGACCAGTTGGTCCCATTGTACCAGTTGCTCCAGTATTCGTGGCTTCGCCTGACAGACCAGTGGGTCCTTGCATACCCGTAGGACCAGTTTCACCAGTCGAACCGGTCAAGGTCGCTGTTCCAGGTATTCCTTGGATTCCTTGCTCTCCAGTGGGTCCCTGTTGCCCAGTTGATCCGGTGTTCGATGCTTCTCCAGGCACTCCCTGTATTCCTTGCTCTCCAGTTGGCCCCTGATCTCCTTGCAACCCTTGCTCCCCTTGCAACCCTGTAAGACCTTGCAACCCTGTAAGACCCTGAATACCCTGAATACCTTGGTCTCCTTGCTGTCCAGTTGGTCCCTGATCTCCCTGCACTCCTTGATATCCTTGAATACCCTGTAATCCAGTTGCACCCTGTTCGCCTTGCGCTCCTTGAGCACCCTGAGGACCTTGTATGCCTTGCGCACCAGTATTCCCCTCTATGCCCTGCGAACCTTGCGCACCCTGTTCTCCAGTCGGCCCTTGTTCGCCTTGAATACCCTGAATACCTTGAATGCCTTGCAGTCCAGTTGGTCCTTGTTCGCCTTGCACTCCAGTTGATCCTGTTGCTCCAGTATTTGCTGCTTGTCCAGGCAAACCGATTGGTCCTTGGATTCCAGTTGGTCCAGTATTACCAGTCGCTCCAGTTCCAGACGCGGTTCCTGGATCTCCCTTCAGACCAGTATAACCAGTTGGTCCAATTTGTCCAGTTGATCCTGTTGATCCTGTTCGCCCAGTTGAACCTGTTTGCCCAGTCTGCCCAGTGGGTCCTGTTTGCCCAGTTGGTCCGGTTTCGCCTGTTGGTCCTGTTTCTCCGGTTGGTCCTGTTTGCCCAGTTGGCCCTGTTTCGCCAGTTGGTCCTGTTTCACCGGTTGGTCCGGTTTCTCCTGTTGATCCTGTGGATCCTGTGGGACCGGTTGGTCCGGTTCGCCCAGTTGAACCCGTTTGGCCGGTTGGTCCAGTTCTACCAGTTGATCCCGTTCTACCAGTTGATCCCGTTGAACCGGTTTGACCTGTTGGCCCCGTTTGGCCAGTTGGCCCAGTTTCACCTGTGGGTCCGGTTTCGCCTGTGTGTCCGGTTTCGCCTGTTTGCCCAGTAGGACCAGTTTCGCCAGTTGGTCCCTTTTCACCAGTTGGTCCCGTTTCACCAGTGGAACCAGCCGCACCTGTAGGACCCGTTTCACCTGTTGGTCCGGTTTCACCTGTTGGTCCAGTTTCACCTGTAGGTCCGGTTTCACCGGTTGGTCCAGTGTCACCTGTAGGTCCAGTGTCGCCGGTTGATCCTGTAGAGCCGGTTGATCCAGTTCTACCAGTTGATCCTGTAGAACCTGTTGGTCCTGTTCTACCGGTTTGGCCAGTTCGACCCGTTGCTCCAGTGTAACCTATTGCTCCCGTTGCACCCGTTGTTCCTGTTGGTCCGGTCAATCCCATCAAACCAGTTGCTCCAGTGTAACCGATTGCTCCCGTTGAACCGGTTGTACCTGTCATACCAGTAGGTCCTGTTGCACCTGTTGCGCCAGTTGCGCCGGTGCGTCCAGTTTGACCTGTTGCACCAGTTGATCCGGTTGCACCCGTTGAGCCCGTTGCTCCTGTTGGTCCCGTTTGCCCTGTTACGCCTGTTGCTCCAGTGGTTCCGGTTGCCCCGGTTGCTCCAGTTTGTCCGGTTACGCCGGTTGCGCCGATTGATCCTGTTGCGCCCGTTGCTCCTGTTGGCCCCGTTTGCCCTGTCGCGCCAGTTGCCCCTGTTGCCCCTGTTGCCCCTGTCATGCCTGTTGGCCCAGTTGAACCTGTCCGGCCGGTCGATCCTGTTGCTCCAGTATTCGCAGCGATACCAGGCAATCCTTGAGGCCCAGTTGAACCCGTAGGGCCGAAAATACCATTCAGGTTAATATTGGCTGGCGTCGATGCGGTCCAACTTCCAACTAGAGTGGTGATATTCACCATAGTCATCAATCCGGTTTCTGCATTGTATGAAGATACAGTTGCTTTAAAACGAACATTATACGGATCACTCGCAGAGGTCACAATCACCTCATTTCCGGTTATATACGATAACCCATTCTCAACAGTTACGGACAGTGGCCCAGGTCCGGCTGTTGGCACTCCACTGAAGACAGATTCAGTTGTTGTTAAAAAACGATCTCCTGGAGCACCTGTAGGCCCAGTTGAGCCGGAGCTGGGACAACAACATCCACAATCCGGCAAATTGCAATCGCACTCATCTTTTACAAAATCACAGCTTGCTCCGCAGTCGCAAACATCAGAAGTCGGCTGACAACCACATTCGGTACATGTGGCATAGCACCCGCCACACGAGCCTGGATATGGTCTCCCGTTGATTGTGGTAACATTCAAATTCACAACAGTGAGGTTTTCACTGTTGATGTTCGTTGCGTTTATGTTACTCATTTATATAATGGACAAACATATTTTAAATTATTTTACCACTAAATAAGTTAAAATACACAATAGGTCTATATTATTTTTTTATTTTGCAACTGGAAAAGGGCGCTGGTTCTTCTCAATGACTAAAGGTTCCGGGACAAAAACCGGAGTCTTCTCAAATAAGTTGCTGGATCCAAGTGCGGTTAATTTAGGAACAAATACTGGCGCCGGATTGACTAAATTTGTAGAATTGATACCAAATAAGAAGGACTCGATATCCGGTGCATTGCTGGACATCTTATTCCACGGTATTTGGGCAGGATTCATGCCGTTACCTGGGAGCTTTGTATCGTATGCTGCACCATATTGAGAGTTCTTGTATAATGTATAATTCACAGACCCGGCGTATTCGCGTTGCTCTAAACAGTAGTTGCCTTGGGTATTCTTATTGCGGGTCGAAGCCATTTATAGTTTATGCAGATATAATTTTATCCACTTCTGTTTTTAATTTATTCAGTTTTTCTGGGGTTATTCTTCCTTTGTCAATATACTCGCAAATGCACGGATGTGCTAGGTGCAAATAATCAAATGAAAAGAGTATCATGAGACCGGTCAATGCGTCATCGTCATCCGTCGCTTTTGCAGCAATCAACATACAATCTAATAGGTCGATATGATATTTTAGTAACTTGAATAGTTTCGTAATTTTGGTATTGATTGTTGTCTCGTTAAACTCATCTAAACCGAAGATATTTAGGAGATCCTGACGATAGATGCAGCTCAGTATAAATGCCTTCTCAGAATCATTCACTTCATCAGTCTCTATGAAGACATCGGAATCCATGTAGGAAACTACATATGCGGTGTTGTATAATTTTGACATTTGTTTGATTGTCGTTACATATTTAAATTTAAATTTTAAATATATAATTTTCGCTTTTTTTGAAAGGTGGAAGGAGAGGTGCGGAGCGGGCTTCGCCCTACCGTCGCGCCATAGGCGCTTGAACCTAGGTTCTCTGCTTACTTGGTATCCCTCGTCAGCTCCCTAGAAGGCACTCCACCACGAATCCACCCATTCGCCGTATCATTGGTCGCAGCATCATTGTCGATGCGCTCCTTGACACTCGCCAGAAGCGGCGTTTGGTAATACTTGATGTAGCTCCTCTCACTCAGGTTATTGACACTGCGTTTGTTCGTGAGCATCTCACCCTGCATGATCTGCGCCTCCATCACCGCATTGACAGACCCACGCCCCAAAAACGGGACTGTCGCAAACGGACGGTGGAACAAGTCCAGCTTTGCCTTGGGGTGCGTTTGGATGGATCCAATTTGAAGATTCGAAGAGTCGTCAATGTTGCATCCACCGGCTCCAGAATTGTATCCACCACTGTAAAAAACTCCAGGTTGAGATGTTGCTAAAGCTATCGGGGATTTCATCGAGCAATCAGAAGCGAAGTAGTTCTGCAGCATGTAGTTCGCATACCCGACATTTTGCAAATCGGTCTGCGACATGCAGCATTCATCCGATCCGATACGACTCATATTCTCAAATGTATAATTGCTGACATTTGCCATTTCTATACTGGAAGATTATTTTTTATTGTGTTTTCTTTTCCTTCCTTGACAATTGTTCCTTGTAAATCGTTCCTTGTCAATCGTCCATTGTCCTTGTTCCTTAATACAATGTGTATCTGTAGGAATCCGCGACTCTCTGCATGGCACCAGCGGCGTTCGACTCCTTGGAACTCGGCATGTCACCATACAAATACTTCCCGAAACTTCCTTGATCATTCTCAACACGCGTGTTGGCGGTGCTAAAAAATGCGCGATTAGATTGGTCCAATTCAAAATTCTCGTACAGATCACCATACAGCTGCTTGCTAGTGTTCTTGATCTCGGGGTTCATGAACTGAACCGCCTTCTTCACATTTCGCGTGATGTCCTCATCTATTTCTGGATTGAATGCCGGCGGAGCAGCCTTCCTGTTGGGGTCGTCAGTTATCTGAGTCAGTAAAACATTGCTAAAAGGATTCTTCTTGTTTCCCTCTTTATACTCGCTCCTTAGCACCGATTCAAGTGTTTGCGGATTCACAATTACCGAAGTGTCGGGAGAAGGAGTGAATCCCTCGTGGATCATGTCTCTTGTAACCTTGTATTTACGGCTTCGGAACAAGAAGTAGATTACCACAATCATCGACGCTCCTGCAATCGGAATCCGAATAGATCTCGTGTAGAGATATCCTAAAATCGAAATTATAATAATCATCCGTGTAACAGCGTTCATTTTTTGCTCATAATACATATCTGTTGTTGGAAAAACTTCAAGTATGTATTCTTTATTAAATATCACTGTGGGATCATTTGACCAAAATGGTATAGACATTATTCTAATATATACCATTAAAAAATTTACGAGTTTCAAATCAATAAATTACTTCTTACCCTTCTTCTTTTTATTTTGCTTTTGAGCTTGGGGCTGTGCCTGAGGTTGCGCGCCCCTGGGGGTTCTCTCGGCCTTCTCTCCTGAATTGAAAATAGCAAGCAGTTTCTCCTCTCTCAGTCGCGCTTCTTCTAAAGTTTCAGTAGGCTGTTCTGCCTTTTGCTTTGCGTCCCGTTCCTTCGCTGCACGATTCATCTCTGCCTTCGCAGCAAGACGCTCCTTCATTTTAGCATTCTTCAGATTCCGCTCCAGCTGCGCCTCCATCGCACCCATGTTCGGCTTGGCTCCTCCCATTCCCATCTTATTCAACAGCGACTGGATGTCGCCCATCCCCGGCATGTTCTTCATCTTCTGCATCATTTCTGTCGCCTCGCTGATCAGCTCACTCTCCTTCAGCTCACCCGACTTGATCTTGGAATCAATCTTATCTCCCACATTCTTCACCAATCCCATCAACTTGGTCGGGTTCTTCATCAAATTGCTGAACACTCCCTTCATGTCGGTGACATTATCCATGTCCATGTTCAAGTCGGTCGCAGTCTCCTCGGCAATCTCCTTCGCAAGAGACCCCAGCTTTCCATCCAACATTCCGGCAATGTGCTGATGGATGTCCTCAGCGTTCGGCATGGTTCCTTCAGTGCCATCGCTTGAACCTTCGCTACCGCTTGATCCTTGTTCTCCGGTAGCCGCTCCTTCAAACAACTCCTGCATCTTCTCCATCGTCTCCGCCAGCTTCGACTTGAACTCGTCCTCGCCGATCCCCTCAAACAGCTTGGCAGTGTCGCCGAACATATCCTTGTTCTCCATCGTGCCAACAACTGAAAAGAGAATCAGCTGCAAATACTTCCAAATGGTGTCCTTGGTCTTCTGACTGATATCAAATTCCCACAAGCTCTTGAAATAAATCCTCGGGAGAAACTCAGTATCCACAGTGGAATCCTCCTTGAACATATCCTCATTCTGATACAAGATATCAAAGAAACGCGGCGGGAACTTCTTCTTGCAGAACTCGAATACGGGGAGAATCGTTCCCTGTTCAAACGCCGCCTCGTCGTCGCCATACTTGGACTTATCTATCCACCACTTGTTGATCAGGGGCTCGTACTCGGGAAATGTCACCTTCAAATCATTCACAAGATCAACGATCACCTTCTTGAATTCCTCCGTAGGCCCCTTTTTCTCAGTATCTTCATTTACATTATCTTCGCTCATCTTATGAAGTTTAATATAGATTATTTTTTATATTGTTAAAATGGTAAATATATAAAAAACGCAAATAAACACAATCTGATAGTCTATGAAATGGTAAATTATTATAAACGACTAAATCACGAGTTTGGTGATACTTATAGAGTGATTGACACTCACTTGAACAGTGACGGATCAAAAACATATGTCCCAAAAAATATCAAGTTTCCTTATAAAGGTCAAACCATATATGTTTGTTTGAATAAATCGTCCCCTTTTCATGCCCCAGATACAATTGATACTGGGAATGGTATGTGGCTTCATGAACGATATCAACGAATCCAGAAAGAATTGCCTTATTTGGAAAAGTATGTTAGGGCATGCTCTCGGCCTGGGGATATGTTGTGTTTGTATTGCAAGACGCTAATGAAGAACCCTTATACATGGTCACCGTCGATCTTTATGAGTGCGATTGTAGAACAGTTTATGTATTTGGACAGATTTATTGCGGATAGTATCAAGACCGAAGTGCTATACCGTAACTATCTTCGGGTTCCAGATGAGTTATTTGAGATCATCTTCTCTTATTTGCATACCGACTTCGATTTTTCATAAGCTTCGCTGAATAAAGTGGAGCAAAAACTATTATGACAATCAGTTAGAATATTCTTTGAAATAAGTTTGTATTTGGCACCACCTTTCGTTGCTTCGCGAAAAAGGTGGTCTTTAAGTATCAAAATCGATAATATATATAAAATCGTGAATTTTTGATTCCCAAAAGTGAATTCGGAAATCGTTTTTGGACATTTATAAATGTCCATTTTTGAAAAGGGTGGTTAAAGTCTTGAAAATCGATATTTTTGTGACCATAATTTTTCTTAGCGTCAGGCAATTGAAAAAAGATTTTTCAGTTTGTGAGCATAATTTTTTATTTTTACAATTCGTCTTTCTTTAGCAACTTTTTTCTGTAAGTATATAAATGCTTACAAATACTTACAAAACCGGTGAAGAAAGTTGTCAAGATTTTGTGTGTGAGAAATGTGACTACACATGCAAACAAAAATGGATGTGGAGTCGTCATATAACTACTACAAAACATCAAAATACTTACAAACATACTGACACTGACTTACAGAAAAGTTCGGGAAAGAGTTATGCATGCAAATGTGGCAACGAATATTCTCATCGCCAGAGCTTATACAATCACAGAAAAAAATGCAAATGTTCGTCAGAGAATGACACGATACAAGCACAGGACAAACAAGCCGAATCTGAAATAATATTCCAACTGATTAAACAAAACCAAGAATTTAAGGAGTTACTCATTGAGCAGAATACGAAAATGTGTGAAACCTTTACCGAGGCTATTAAACATACTAACAATACAACAAATAACAACAATCATATCAACTCTCACAACAAGACATTCAATTTGCAGGTGTTTTTGAACGAGGACTGCAAGGATGCTATGAACATAACAGATTTTGTAAATTCTATCAATCTTCAGCTCTCTGATTTGGAGCATGTTGGGGAAGTTGGTTATGTGGAAGGGATCTCCAATATCATAATAAAAAACCTAAAAGCACTCGATGTTACTAAGAGACCGGTTCATTGCACTGACCCGAAGAGAGAAACTATATATATAAAGGACGGCGGTGTTTGGGAAAAGGATGAGGATGATAACAAGAAGTTACGAAAGATGATCAAGAGTGTAGCCTTCCGAAACAGTAAGAATACCAGGTTATTCAAAGAGAAATACCCAGATTGCAATAATGGAAATTCAAAGTACTCTGATATCTATAACAAGATAGTTATTGAAGCCATGGGCGGTGGTTCCAAGTGTAACGATTTTGATAGTGAAAACAAGATCATGCGAAAGATTGCTAAGATGATGACTATTGATAAAAACAATCTTTCGTAAGCATCGTTGTGGAAAGCGAAGCATTAGAAAGGTGGTTCTTTAAGTATCAAAATTGTTAATATATATAAAACTAACGATTTTTTAATCCCAAAAGTGAATTCGGAAATTGATTTTGGACATTTATAAATGTCCATTTTTGAAAAGGCCTGTTAAAGTCTTGAAAAAACTATTTCTGTGACCATAAAAAAAATTAGCGTCAGCTGATTAAAAAATAAATTTTCAACTTGTGAGCATAAATTTTTATTTTTTAATTAAGTTTGGATTTCATAGATTTTCTTCTGATTATAGTTTAGCAACAAATGACAACAGAAATTTCACCGATTTCACCGAATAATTTTTTATGCAATGTTTGCACCATTTCGTGTAAGAGAAAAACAGAATGGTTGAGACATATACAGACCAAAAAACATATTTTCAACAAAAATGGTGAAAATAGCAACGGTTTAGCAACTTCGGAGTCACCGTTTGTATGTGAGTGTGGAAAGATTTATACTGATAGGTCTGGTTTATGGAGACATAAGAAAAAATGTAATAACTCAAATGACGCTGATATGAAAAATCTTGTATTAGAAGTTGTAAAGAGTAATACCGAACTGCAAAAACAAAATAATGAGTTTAAGGAGTTACTTATAGAGCAAAACAAAACAATTATTGATGCGATAAAATATAATAGTATCACAAACAATAATCATATCAACTCTCACAATAAAACATTCAATTTACAAGTGTTTTTGAATGAGGACTGCAAGGATGCTATGAATATAACAGATTTTGTAAATTCTATCAACCTTCAGCTGTCTGATTTGGAGCATGTTGGGCAAGTTGGTTATGTAGAAGGGATCTCGAATATCATAATCAAGAACCTAAAAGCTCTCGATGTTACTAAGAGGCCAGTTCATTGTACAGACCCCAAGAGAGAAACAATATATATCAAGGACGGTGATGTTTGGGGAAAAGACGATGATAACAATAAGCTGAGAAAGATGATCAAGAGTGTTGCATTTCGAAATAGTAAGAATACCAAGCTTTTCAAGGAAAAATACCCTGACTGTAATAATGGGAATTCGAAATACTCTGATGTGTATAACAAAATAGTAATTGAATCCATGGGAGGAGGTTCAAAGTGTAATGATTTTGATAGTGAAAACAAAATCATGAAGAAAATTGCTAAGGTGATGACTATTGATAAAAACCACCTTTCATAAAAGTTTATTACGCAGACCCCTCATAAATGTCCGCCAGCTTGGTAAGATTCTGAATATACTTCATCGCCTTCCCCTGCTCTTCAGGATTCATGTGCTTGATCGGGTCCCTAAGACGATCAATCGCTTTATTGATGCTATCCGAATTTTGTGAGCCAGCCAAATCTTGCGAATAGTCCTTATTAATAAAAAAGCTGATATCACCCCGCTCAATCTCACCCTTGTATTTACCGACGACACACTCGTTCCATAGATTGATAATCATCTTCGGGTTCATCTTACGAATCATTAGCAGTGCATTCTTCGCCACAAGAATATCCTTATCGTCGGGGAATACACGATGCACATCAGTCACAAACTCAACAAAGTGATCATTAAAAGCGGTTAGAATATTTGCAGATGACATTTTATTTGTATATATTTTTACTTAATATCTTTTTAAACCGTTTTCATTAAAATGGCTGTTTTCGACCACCGGTAATCTTGGACAACTCATTATTGCGCTGTTCTTGCAGCTGCTCCACAGTCAAACCCTCTTGCATCCTAGGTGCCTTCTTGTACTCAGCCTCATCAACCGGAGTGCTAATTTGGTCAGCATAATTCAAATCCACATAATTGTGCATTTGTCGCATTCCACCATTTCCAGTCGCCTTAAGTGATTCGGCGTCCATATCCAAGAAACTGTAATGATCGGATGCTACACTTGATCCACCACCGAATGAAAATGCCATTGGCTCTAAATTGTTCTGTGTGGCCTTTCTAACAGCCACCTCTTGCTTCGGTTTCATATGCTGTAGAATCGCCTCGCCGTACAACACCTGAAAACCCTGTGTGATCAATAACAGCGCAGGGACACGACTCACATTGTCCGGCATGACAATCTTTTGCCCATTCTCAAGAACAATGAAGATCTTGTTGCCTTCCTTAACTCTCTTATCGATGCATATAAAATGGATGTCTTTTTGCATATTCTGCTTCGATATTGTCTGTAAGAGCTTTTTCGAATGCTCGCAGAAGTTACTGTAATATAAAATCATGCTCATTTGCTTTAAACTATACTTAGGTATTTGGAACGAATATTTAACTCATTCCACCTTTGTGAAAGGTGGAGCCAAATGCGCGACCATATTCATTTTTTATAAAGGTGGTTTTGCTAAACTTTTTCTAAAAATCGTTTGGCTCCACCTTTTCCAAAGGTGGAAAAATAAAATTGATTTAGTTATTTTGAATTAAATATATCAACAATACATAGAATAACAATGGACCCTCGTATCACACTTAATTCCGACGCCGATGACACCCTCACTTTCACCCTCAGTGGTGTAAATGTCAGCTTGGCGAACGGCCTGCGCAGAACTATCATGTCGGACATCCCGACGGTTGTTTTCCGTACTGCTCCATATGAAGAGAACCGATCCACTATTTTGACAAATACGACTCGTCTAAACAATGAGATTCTGAAGCAGCGCCTCAGCTGTATTCCCATCCACATTAATAATTTGAAAGAGTTCGACTACACGAAATATTACATGGAGCTAAATGTGGAGAATCTATCCGATACAATGATGGTTGTTACTAGCAAGGACTTTGTTGTGAAGAGCACGGACACCGGAAAGGCCATTAGCGAAGCCGACACCAGAAAGATATTCCCCGCCGACGGTTACACGGGAGACTACATTGACTTTGTTCGTCTGCGTCCCAGAATTTCCGACGAGATTCCTGGCGAGAAGATCCATTTGACATGCGAATTCTCTATTGGATCTGCTAAAGAGGATGGCATGTTCTCGGCGGTGGCGACCTGTGCATACGGATTCACCGTCGATACAAAGGAGCAGGAGGTGAAACTTGGAAAGAAGCGCAAGGACTGGAAGGATGAGGGTAAGAGCGAGAAGGATATTGAGGGTTTTGAGACGAAGAATTGGATGCTTCTGGAGGGGGCGCGCATCGTCAAGAAGGACAGTTACGATTTCATGGTGGAAAGTGTCGGTGTTTATACGAATACTGAGCTTCTCAATATGGCGTGTGATATTTTGAATGATCGGCTGCGCGGACTGGATAAGGTGATTGAGGAGGATCGGCTGAAGATCAATATTTCGCAGAACACCATGTCCAACTGCTTTGACATCGTTCTGGAGAATGAGGACTATACGATTGGTAAGATTATCGAGTATTGTATGTATGCCAAGTTCTTTGACAAGGAGGAAAAGGATGGAAAGGTGTTGTCGTATTGCGGGTTCCGAAAGATGCACCCACACGATCCGGACAGCATTATTCGTGTGGCATACTTGGAACCGACGGATCGAACTACGATCAAAGGACATTTGAAGGAGTGCATTGCCGACGCCATTCAAGTGTATGATAAATGCAAATCCACCTTTAAAAAAGGTGGAGCCAAAGAGTAATCGACTCATAAGATTCGCATAATGAATGTGGTTTTGCTCCACTTTTTGAAAAGTGGATGGATTCGTAGAAAACAAATATTATAAATTAGCAAATCAATACATATGAATTATATATTGATTTTTTTTGTAATTGCAACACTATGTACTTCAATGTACTTGTATTACAATCACATTCTCCATAAGTATTTCGTTATTGATGGCACAATCGTGTATGATTACTATTTGAAGTATTTCATCCAAATTGTAAGTCAAGATAATTTTTTTATGAATTATGGATTATGGGACAATGATAACCAAGATCTCTACAGTGCCAATAAGAATTTAGCAAATCTCATGTTTCAGAAAGCCGCAATAACAAGTGATAAGAAAAATATACAAATCCTCGATGTTGGATGTGGTTATGGCGAGCAGGACATTATATGGGTAAATAAAATGACAGAAAAAGCATTGACCGCAAATAAAATGAGAGAAAAACAGCTGACAGACGATGATTATCACATTACCGCAGTTGATATATCAGAAACGCAGATATCGGAAGCAACTGAGCGTCGTAATCAACGCGGTATAAGCGACAAACATCTCTCTTTTGATGTCTGCGATGCAATGAAGCTCGACAAACAATACGCACCAGGACAGTTTGATGTCGTCTTTTCGCTTGAGTCGGCATTTCATTATTCAGATCGCCCCAAGTTTTTTGAGAATGTGAATTCAGTGTTACAAAACGACGGGGTCTTTGTGATCAGCGATATTTTGTTGGATAAGAATTACAAACAAAGCATTATAAATGATTTGTTTTTAAAAATATATTCCGACTTTCTGCACATCCCTAAACAAAATTTGATTGGCCAAGATGAGTGGAAGCAGCAACTGATCGATGCTGGGTTTGAGATTATAGAATACAACGACATCACATCGCAGACATTTGGGCCATACTACAAGCACTTCATGCACACATACTTCAAGAATAAAAATTTACCAACTTGGATGGCTGATATGGCCGACAACCTATTTCGCACCATTCAACCATTTACATATTCGGTCTGCAAATTAAAGCGTCAACCTTTAGAAAAGGTTGAACCAAATCCAAAGGTGGAGCAAAACCTGATTTAGATCCACTTTTGGGAAAAGTGGAGCAAAATTCGATTCAAACCGCTTCCTCAGTTGATGGCTCTTCGCTTACATCAACTTGCTCAGATACCTTTGGCTTCTTGATATACCCCTTCTTCTGATCATAATTCAGACTGTGCATTAACAAATTCGGGTGCAACTCATTCACATAATTCACCACATCCTCGAATACCAGGATCTTGCCATTCGGCTTCAGATTGTTCTTGTAGATCTGGTGGAGGCTATACATGTGCGTCCGATACTCATCTGAATACTCCATCAGCGGTCGCTCCTTTCGAATGTAGCACGAAATGTAATTGTCGCGCAGCTTGCGAGTGAATTCATGAACCTTGTCGCGGAACACAGCAAACTCTCTGTTACTTTCCGGATAATAGTGCAAATATTGGCTTATCTTGCCAGCCTTTCGCAAGCACAGATACTGGTACTGGAGCTTTGGGTGGTTGCCCTTCAGATGACGAACCTTCTCGTAGTTAGGGTTCCTGATCTTCGTTCGCTCGCCCGTCGCCGGGTTCGTCAGCATGACACCCAAGTAAGTGTAATCCAGAGTCTTGGTCTTCTCAGCAAACTCCTCGTATGTCGTCAGGTCGTATGTAGCCGGAACATTCACCAGAGTCGAGTTGAACTCGACAAAATCGGAAATGTCGTGACTCTTGACGATAGTGCGGTGATTAACGACTGTGCTCTGCTTAACATCTACTCCTTGGTGGTAACTATACACCGCAATCAAGTAAAGCAGAGGCCTCCAGATCGGGACAACAATTCGGTTATCAGGGTGCTGCAGCACAAAGCTGTAACTGAACTCGGTCGGAAGCGAATACAAATCCAACCTAGACGCAGTCAGTGCATCATAAAACATGTCGCGAAAGGTCTTTGTGAATCCGTTCGTTGCGCCGACATTGCTGCGCGACGCAATCTCCCAGTCACCATTCGACCAAAAGACATTGATCATCGTGCCCTCGACAAACTCGGTTGCAATGATCCGACTCGTGTCCGGATACTTGGCAACAAACTCCTCGAATGGCAGCGACTTGGGAGGAGAAAAAGCGACAATATTGTTGTCCGCGTCCGTGATAACTGACCTGCATAGCCCATATGTAGAAATCTTATCGGGGGTAAGCACCTTCTTGTCGTACCGACGAACCGTGTAACCATTCATCGTTTGAGTCTTGATGTGGTTGTCATCCTGACCAATTAGCGAAGTGAGATCATAAGTGTGAATTGAATTTAGTACCATCTTGGATATATATTTCGAATTGTCTTTATGCTGGTTCAATATGTTTTATTTTTGAATTGTGTTTAGCATTTAAATTTCTACAACAATTATAGAGACGATGGAGAACGAAGCTGAAGCAAACAAATCAACAGATGATGAAAAACAGAAAGTAGAATTGCGGCTGGGTGATATCGTCCGGCTCTCCAATCCAGAAGACGAAGACTTGAACAACCAAGTCTTCCTCATTGATTATATCGATGAACTGCGAATGAAATTAATTAATACGAAAACATTAAAACAACGCGAACTGCCGATCAATGATGGTATTATTGGCGACGACACAATTAACAAGATTGTGCTCGTGAGCAGGAATCCGGAGCTGGGATTTGCAAGGCAAAATGGGCTCATCACTGGCGTCTGGATAAACATAACCTTTGAGGGCGACACCCCCGTCATTTTTGTCGGTCAAATAACCAATTTGGAAAATGATATGATCGAGGTTAAGACAATAGAAGGAGATTTTATTTACATTGATTTTGAATACAAAGGAGTTCCTGAATATTTGGATCTGAAATCGATTGAAATTCGCGACGAGCCGCCCAAACAAGCAGCTTTAGAGGAACCGGAAAGGGAACTCGGAGAAGGAGAGGACATGGAATTCGGAGAGGGAGATGAGCAGCAAACACCTCAATCGGTCCCTCAAGTCAAGAATGTAAAGGATCAATTGAGAGAAATTATTTTGAATGCCGATCAAGTTGTATTCCTCGAAGAAGAGTTGGGACCCATCCAATATTTCGTGGATGTCTCTCGAGAGAAACAAAGATATAGCATCGATGCCCAAGTCACCGATCTCCTCGACGATCTGTTATCCACAATACCCAGCAATAAACGCACCGACTTCGCAATGGAGAAAATCCACCTAATGATTGAGCGATTCAAGCAACTGAGAACGCAATTCTCCAACTTCGACGCCAATGGCAATGTCGTTGGCAAACTTGTCCGTGGCATTGATTACAAACCACTTACGAGATACTTTACGGAATTGGACACCAACTTGTATTGGATTGTTCCCGTTGTGAAGAACATCCGAAAAGTGTATGATGTTTTGGACGACAAGAAGTCGATCACATCCGATGACATTGATCCGTTGCAAATGGCCGCCGAAACAAAGTTCCTAATGGATAAACTCGAACAGTATAAGTCGAACAGCTTTCAGTATAACAAATACTCGACCTTGTATAATCAGATTGACCCATTTTTTACACCCTTCAAGTCAATCGATTCCGAAGTCGCAAACGATATTCTCGCCGACAAGGCGGTTGGTATTGATTTACAAGTTTTGATCAATAACTTGGATAATATGAAGTCGTCGGTCGTCGGCAGCAATGCAATCAAGATTCGCAAATTCGTGGTTGAAAAATATAACGAGGGTCTGACACGTCTTGATCTGATTGAGGACTCGCGGCTGCCGAAACGTGTTCCTATGACCCCGAATGACATCTTGTCCATTCAATCGTTTTTGACACTACCGGAACCAGTGGTTCGTTTCTCTCGTGTCGGTTTGCCTGGAACGAATATAATGGAGAAGGCGATGTTGAATCAGACATTCATTCACATGTGGCGTTTGTTGAAGCAAAAAACAACGGTTCAGTCTGTCTTCATTGGTGACACAGACATCTCGTACGGTGAGAATGAATTTGTGAATAACATCAAGAACTTTATATATGCGAACCTTGAGAAGTTGAATTCCGACAATAAAAACGATATTTACCGTCAGTTTGTTGATCGAATTGTCCCGCGGACCAAGGAACTATTCAACCTCATGAAAAAGTATATGAAAGGCAAGCTGACAATCGTTGATGTCATCACTTGCTTGGAGCCGTTCCTCGTATATACCGACAGTCTCACCTACTCACAGTATCTTGATATTACCAAATTCATTCGCGATCAAGTTTATAATTACAACAAGAATTATGTGGAGCGATCCAAGATCTTTGCGCAGTTGAAATTGTCTTCGTCGAATCAACAATTGAATGAAGTTGTAGGCGATATCAGTGGAAAATACCGCGATGCGATTAAAGATTCTTATTCATTCGGCGACAATATTACAACACAGGAAGCGACGCGGAAAATTGTTACCACAGATTTATCAAGATTGTATGCGGCGGCCTTGTCGCTTGAGAATGATAAGCTTATTCTGTCCGATGATCTGTCGGCTATCTTTACTCAGACGAGAGAAGAGAACAAAAAGAAGATCGAAGAAGACGACGACACTGGAGGTTGTGATAAGGTCGTGATTGCAAAAGGATATGCCAACCTTGATGAGCTTGAGCAGGACAACAAGCGCGATATATACTTTGACAAGCGTTTCGACAAGACAGATTACAATTTGATTGATGATTACGAAGCGGCCATTTCGCGAATGAAGCATGATGAATTCGAGAAACATCTGGCTACGGACCTAGAAAAGAAGAAGAAGCTGACCAAAGATGCAGCCGAATATCTTGCTGAGACGCTGATTAGTGGGTACAAGCTGGTCAAGGACGGCCAATATGCGCTCCTGTTCAAGGACTACAAATCATCGACTGGCAACTATTCCAATGAGTTCGATTACTACATTCGAGAGAAGAACCAGTGGGTCAAAACCGAGAAACCGGTTGAAGATCTTGTTAGCAACAGCGACGATATACTTTGCAACTTGCAGAAGAAGTGTATGTCCGACGGAGCCAACTGTCAGCCCATGGGTTCTGTTAATGCAAAGAATAAAAACGAGCTGCTGGGAGACATTCTGGACGAGTTCGACGAGAAATATATATTGACCAATAAAGCCAACAAGGAGCGGCTGAATGCGCGATATGAATACCTCGTGTCGATCATCGATTCGCAGAAGCGCATTCGAATTGCGAATATGTTGAAATACAACAACCAAAAGGTTGCTCTAGCGAAGGCCGATGAAGATGTTGTCGTCGCAGTTTCGCCATATTTGAAGATTCGCAACCTGATTCTTTCGGAAGGCGATTTCGTCAAAAAACAGAATGACATTATTCGGTTCGTCAATGCCTTTACACGAAAGGCGATTACCACTGGGCTTGGACCGCTCGGCGACCTCGAAACCCCGCACTGGTTGTATTGCATTGATACAAATGTCAAGTTACTGCCGACATTCCGGTTCAATATGGCAACAGTTTTTATAACGGATCGAGATAATTACGCTGATTACATTGAGCAGCTGAAGACCGAGATTGGAAAGAAGAGTGACGACGGCGACAAGTGGGTTGATAAGCACAGCGGTTGGCCATTCTGTTCCATTGATCTCGATGTCGAGGAGGGATACGAAGAGTCAGGATTCAAAGCATCAACACGAGCCGTTTTGGACAAGGATATAGAAGTTGCCGGTGCTGGTGTTACCAAGCTCACATTCGACACCCCTGAATCAAAGATCGTGTCCAATGTCGTCGATACAGTTTCGTTCGCCATGGGTGTCAGCATATCTTCGCAGAAGCTCTTCATTGTGAATAGCGTATTGGCTTCGTTGAAAAACATTCCATCAAGAGCACAATATGAGATCGAGGAGAAGAATGCGTTGAAGAAGGGTAAGGCAATTCCGTCGTTCGATGTCTTTTACAATACTCACATCCTCTACTGTTCTCTCGGAATGCTCCTGATCGCAATTCAAACAGCGATTCCATCGATCAAGACGCGCAAGACATATCCGAACTGTGCAAAATCATTCAAGGGATTTCCGTTTGATGATGAGTCCGACTTGAGTGCCGTTGAGTATATCTCGTGTGTCGTGTATAAAATCAAAAAGTCCAACACGAACCCGTGGATTGTTCTGCGGAAGGTGAAACAAACGACAATCCGTGACGAGATCAAGGACTATACTTCGGACTTTTTGCTGACTTTACCTGATGTCATGCGTAAAATTCAGGAAAAGACCGAACAGTTATTGTTTGATACCAGCGAAACTGTGCCGGATGAATACAATGTGCATAACTGGTCTGGGTTTCTCCCGCCTCTTTCCAAAATAGAGATCAAGAGTTTGGCGAATATATCGTCTGAGTTCAAAACCAATTTGATGGAGGATTTCAAGAGCGGGTCAAGGAAACAAGCAGAGAAACTCTTGGTGATCGAGTCGAAGATTATTTTCTTCTCTCTCGCGATTCAAGAGAAGATTCATGCAATTGTTGCGAAGAAAGAGTCAATCCTATTTAATTCTTACAATGAACCCTACTTGGAGAACTCGTGCTGTTACGGCAAAAAGGATGAGAACACGATCCAATATTTCATGAACGAGGATCCCGCAATTCAACAGTACAACGAAGTCGTTGGTAAGTTGTCAGTGTTGATGTCCGATATCACATCTATTTCCAAGGCGTCCCAAGTAATCAGCAGTGTTAATACCAAGAACATATATCCCCCAGTTAGTCAAGTGTTCAGCGAAAAAACCATTTATCTGGCCTTCATACAATTCTGCAAGTACAAGACGAATGTCCCGATTCCTGACTCGTTGCTGTCAATTTGCAAGGAAAAGCCCGAGATCAATCTAGCCGATTCTCTCGGAGAGATGATTCGAAAGTTGAAGGAACATGGCCACAAATATTCCGACGAACAATTCTTGAAGCTCCTCCAACTCCAGGCGGCCAACAATCAAGTGTCTGTTTTCATGGACGATTCAAACAATTCGGCTGTTTATCGTTTGACGAAGCTGTTGGAGTCACTGAATACCGGAGACGATGTTGAAATTGATCCGCAGTTGAAGACGCTTATGTCGGATGTCATCGACACATATGATGTTGTGAGCGATAAAATGTCTGACCAAGTAAAGGGGCTCGACACATTCTTGAACAAGAACATTTCCGAACAGAAAACCAAACTTATCAAGTTCATTCAGGACAACTACGGAGAGAAAATGGACAACAAGACCTCCGCCAGAATGTCGCGATTCGTGAAAACAATGGCGGACTGGTCTTCGGATAAATCGACGCGTGGTGAGGAGAGAAAGATTTCTAATGAGTCAATCTACAACAACTTGAATTTCTTCAAGACCTTTGTCAATATGTTTGTGAGTGTGTTCCCCAACATTATCTTGAACAAGGTCGATTACTTGGACACTGTGATACCCAATTACTGGGGGCTCTCCAACATCCAAACTGGCAAGATCAAGCAGAAGATTGTCGAATATTACGCGAGTCTGAAAGTGTTCTACGATTCGGATGTCCTCTTCAAGTTGTTATCCAAAGTGCAGGAGGCGTGCAAGGTATGGTCTCAATTTGCGAACGAGACGCCTTGCCTCTCGACAACATACGACGACGATCGCAAGCCGAACTTTCCGATTCTGAGCGAGCGCATCGCAAAGCAGTTGTTCGAATATTATCTCTTGATGGTGCTTTCCAAATACATGGACTTGGCGAATCAAACGGATATGATCGTCGCTAAAAAGACGAAGAAGGGTGAAACCGATGAGTTGCTCACGCTCGAATACGTCGAAGACGAAGAAACGCGCGCAAATATGGATGATTCTGTGGAAGACGACACTGACATGTTTATACAGAAGGGCGACTTGAAGGATTTGAAGAGGAGCACCGCTCACTTGATGTTCTCGTTTCTCTCGATAATGGACAATCACAAGGACGCAATCGATATTTCCTACGATGATATTTTAGACAAAGTATTCAAACTGAAGGAGAAGGAGAAACACTTGATTATGGATCGTCTTGTGGCAATGAGTGACGATGAGAAGGAGGTTGATCGCGTGTTGAAGATCAATAAGCTGGAGGCATGGGGCAAGGGATTGGAGAAGAGTTACACTGTTTTCGATCGCGATGCTTACGATCGCAACTTTGAATTCACAGAGACTATGGACAAGCTCGAGAGAAATTTAAGGAAGAAGAACAGGGAGGTGAATGATGAAAATGTCGCATTGTTTTTGGACGATTTTGTCGGTGAAGTTGCAGCGTCGGAAGCGATTGATCGCGATGTGTATGATATGAGTCATCAGACAGATGATTATGATAATGGGGATCCTGAGGGATATGAAGTCGATGATTATGATTCTTATCAATAATTCCACTTTTAGAAAAAGTGGAGCAAAATCGTAGCGAATAGAACCATTTTTAAAAAGTTGTAGGTGTTATAATTATATATTTCTAGTATATAATTATAAGACTATGTTTCTTCGCCACTACATACAACAAAATGTGCCAACAGTATCTATTTTACTATTCATAATCCTGTTTGGTTCAATTCAATTTATGAAGCCAGCCTTTTTATACAATCAAGATGGTAGCATTCGCGAGTTCGGTGTTGGATACAAGAACAAAACAATTTTACCGATCTGGCTACTTTCGCTTATTTTAGGAATCTTATCTTATTTAGCTGTCATGTATTTCGTGGCGTATCCCCGCTTCCTTTAGCTAGTATCTATCCTCGTAGTCACAATATTCATCCTGTAGTTCATCTAATTCAGCGTCTCCAAAGACGGTCGCATGTTTCTGTTTGCTCGCAGCCACCTGTTTTTTAACTGCAACCTTTTGCTTGATCTTTCTCTCATTCTCGTCTTTTTTAGAGACAAGCTCTCTTGGTTTTGGTTTCGGAGTCAAATGTTTGGACGGAGGTTTTATCACTAGAGTAGGTTTGGGTTGCTTGCTCATCACAAATAAATCTTCGGTAAGCTCATGGTCGGCTTCTTCCTCTTTCTTACGATTTTCTAGCTTCTGTAATTCAGCCAAATTAATCACGATATCTGAATCGGAATTGGTATCTTCATCGTCCCAACTATCCTTTACTGTATTCATAATATAACTATATGAATACAATAAATCTAAATTATTTACAAAAATATACTCTATTATCATATGTCAGCATTCCCAACGGAAATACAAATCGCTTCTCAGTTATCATTATTGCCCGTCTCAAAAGTTGTGAGCATACAAACATTTAATGTGCTGTTTTGCTGTTTATTGATGAAAGATTTTTTATACAAGATTGAATATCTATTTGCACTCCATCATATGATTGGTATTTTTGGATGCGTAGCTTATTCTCGGACGCCGGGTGATGTACGCGGATTAGCAATAGCCGAATTTGGATCTGGAATGTATAACATATATACAGTCGCCAAACAACACAACACAAGTATTGAAATAGCATATGTTTTGTATGCTATTACAATGTCATTGTCGAACATTCATCTTTTAATCTACATAATAAATCACCGTGAAAAAAGATTGTATATTACCGCACCGTTTTATGTGCTGGTTATAATGAGACAGTATTATATATACATTATATAGATCAGACCGTTATTTGCTCTATTATTCATTTTCCTTCAAACAAGGCAATACGCGATTCACATTTTCCTTAAACAACTTTCGAATATTACCAAACATCATTTTTCTATTTTGTCTAGCACTCTTAATTGCTTCTGTCATTTGGTCTTGATTAACTTGTTTATTAATATCTGGTACTTCTTTCGAAACACCAACAGACTTCTTCCTTTCGAATGGTGTGAAAGCAGAACTGTCTGACCGAATATTATTAGAAGACATTTATATTGTTATGGTATGTTTTTATATTTGTAAAAAAAAACAAATATAAAAATTTTGTTCAATTTTTTAATTTGAAGGTTGAGTTGCTGCTTTTGTATCCATCGCTTGTTCCTGTTTGAATCTTTGCAAATTCTCCGCCATTGTTTCCGGAGTACTGTTACAACCCCGCGATGCAATCTTTAACCCCACTAAAAATGTGAGCAACACTCCAGTATATACATACCACATAATTTCGCCAACTGAGTCGCGTGTTACAACCAAGTCGAACAAACTACTTTTAAGATCTCGATTATTTCTTTGTTCTGGTTTAATCAAAGGCAATAATGTATTCCAGTAATTAATAAAATTTTCAGGATATATTTTATTTATCAAAACAGCATTATTTCCGATAATTTTGATAATTGCGTCAGCTGCTAATTGTATGTCTTTTTTATCTTCCTCATTCGCATTGCCCATTTTAGATTCAACGCGAGAATCGATCAATAGTTCAGTCAAAATAACATTCGCTTTATTAGCAACAACATAATAACCAATAACATCAGAAAATGCACTTTTCAATCCAGGAAATATAATTAATACTAATATGATAACACCAAATATTAAAATCCATGGAATGAATGTCAGCATTCCCGCCGCACCAAAATTTTCCTTTACACTGCCGCCACAGTTTGATGTAATAATAGAAGAATTCACACTAAACTGGACAAGGACTACTAGTATAAAATATGCACCTAAATACATAAACTTATTTGATTTGTATTCGAGATATTTATTAATGTCTTTGTCTTCTATCGTATCTAGTTTAAGACTTGGTTTCATAGCAAGAGCATAAAATAATGTGGTTAATAAGAATGCAATTGTGTTGAAATAAGCACTACTTTCCATATACTTATTACGAATAAATTAATTTATTATTATAAACAGTAATGTATTATGAATAATCCCATGGATAGTGATTATTTCTCTAAACCAGTATTAACTGAGCCTGGTGTAAAATATTTCTTGAGCCAGACGCTGAAACAATGTCATGTTACGCGAACTCAATTCTACAATTGGGTGTTCAATGTTTCGGTATTTGGAGTATTTTTACTGATTTTAGCCGTAATTTTGTTCTACAAATACAAAGGGCGATTGACGCCTGCAGAGGTGGATCAACAAAATCGGGAAAAACAGCAGTACATTTTGTCGAAGATAAAACAATTCCAAGAATCGAAGAAGCGCGCGCACCAAGAGCTGATTACAGGCCTGCCTTCCTGGGATAGCGAGTTTGACGCTATAAATACAAAAATAAAATAAGTATGTATATCAATGACAACAATGTTTGATGAATATTACAAACTGAAAGATGCCTATGAAACGAGCGTCAGAAATCAAAAGCTCGATATACTTAAGAAGAAGGCCGGGAAAAAGGATATACGCAAGCGCCTACTCAGTCTGAAACCCAAATGTGTGAATTGCAAGAGAGAAGGCGGCAGCATTTTTTCTTCTGCATTCGATGAAAAGGCTTTGTCTAGGGTTCTCTCTGCGAAGTGCGGTGTCGTGTCCAATCCTTGTGACCTGAACATTGAAATACAGGCCGGCAGTTACGAGATTATCCAGGACATTTTGTCACACGACGAGAAGGAGCTTGAGTCAGTGAAACAGCTCATCATAGAAGGTAAAAACAAATTGTTGTTCGGATATTCGAAACCAGAGGAGACGCTCGAGCACTTCGAAGAGCTGAAGCAGCAAGTGAATGATCACACTGGTAGCATCGAGTACTATTCGAAAATCTATTATGACAAGGTAGATAGTAAGACAGATAAGGAACAATTGAATAAACTCTTACGGGATAGTTATGAATCGATCCACCAGATTAAAGATTACATACGAAAATTCAATGAAGAGGATGACGAGAACCAGACGCAGAATGTGGTCTCTGCAGTCAAAGTGTATGTTGAACAATTAAAGCCTCAATTAGAGCAGATGATGCATTTGAAATACAAGCAGAACACTGTAGTGTATGATGAAGATAATGAGACATATCACTTGATTCAAAAACCTCAAACGATCAATAGTCTAGAGGTGGCGCTTGTTGATGCGAAGGTCATCAAAAACAAAAAGAGTGAGTTAAAACCGGTAGAACAAGACAATGAGGGTTCCGAACAAATGGAATCAGATGATGAGGGATACGACAATGAAGGATACGATGATGAAGAATCAAACGATGCTATAAATATTGGCGATGAAGTGTCGATAGATGATGATTCATATGAATTGCTTGAATAATTTACATAATCTCTCGTAATATCACATACGCTAAAAATACACTCAGGAAATTCTTCGCGAATAAATCAAGTATATTATAAAACATATTCTTTATATTATATGAAAATAGTGCAGCCACACCATACAATGACCAGAAGAAGAAGAAGTAAAGGAATATATTGATGCCATCTTTGCTACGAATCGCGTATTTTGTATAAATGATGTAATAATATAGTAAAAACGGAATGAACCCTAATAAAACGCCGGCAGTATTAGGTATCAAATTAATTTCGCTTATATATCCAAAAAATAACATTAACCAATTCAACGACAAAACATTCATGATGGAGTTAAAATTTTCCTTGACCAAGCTGAATAGCTCTAATTTATCTGACATGTTTTTATCCTTGTATTGTAAAAATATCAAATAGCAAATCAATGTTACCAACATTGTCGGAGTTGTTATAACCCAATCGATATATCGTTTCGGAGTAATATTTGGTATATTTTTAAAATTATATAACCAGTGTAAGTAAAACGATCCTTCTATAACTTGAACAACTACCTCCATAAACAAGAGTTGTTTGAGAATATAGATTTTTGAAGGAATCTTCAGTAACAGTATTATTATATCAAAGATAGCTATTACTGCTTGAACTGCAACAGATAACACCAGTGTCGAATAAACATTCATTATTGTTATTATATATACAGTATATTTTATCCATTAGTATCGTTGCTCTTTATACAAAACCCAGTTGTTTGGAGAATTATGTCAATATTTCATAATTAAATATCATAGTATAATAATGTTCCTGAATTATATTTCTCTTCCCGTCTTTCTGATCAGCTTTGCCATAGGTATATTCTTCGTTTATATTCTTGGACCCGAAATGAAAACTATCTTCATATATCCGAGTCCAGAAAATGTGAATAAGGTGTTATTCAAAGACAATGCCGACAACTGTTTTTTGTTCAATCCGGTTGAAGTTGAATGCCCTAAGGATAAATCGCTGATCAGTAGTTTGCCTATCCAAGCTTAGATAATATCCACATAGTATATACAATGGTTGAGTTCGGTAAATTTGTTCATACACAAACAGGAAAATATCTCATGTCAATGTTGCTTGGACTTGGTTTGGCGACATTATTTAGAAAAGTGTGCGAGGGCAAGAATTGCCTCGTGTTTCATGCACCACCTTTAGAAAAGATCAATGATAAAATTTATAAACACGGGAATAAATGTTATAAATATGTTCCGGTTTCTACAAAATGCGATGCAAATAAAAAAATTGTAGAATTTAACGCCGATGAATGATGAGTTTTAGGTAACTGTTACTTTGCGTAAATAGTATGATCAATCATTCTTTATACTATTTATGAGCGATACAACCAATATTATGGATCTGCCGACTGACCCAACCGGCGGGGGAGGAGGAAGCAATATACGAATCAATGCGTCCGAAGCATCTTCTGGTCCGATCAATTTAGACCAAAATACGATCAACCAAATAGTGAATGGTCTTCAACAGGCCTCTACGGCTGGCGCCACGCAGCTCCCTTCGAGAGATATTCCGATGAACACGAATAACATCAGCGCCGATCCGAATGTTCAAGTGAATTACATTCCGCAACAAGCAACTAGAGAAGACTACATCAAGGGCTACGAAGAGGGACCAGATATGGTTAGCCAATACAACCGGAAAGCATCTCGCAATGACTCGTTGGATGACCTTTACAGCGAGATTCAAACGCCGATGCTGTTGGCAGTGATGTATTTCTTGTTCCAGTTGCCAGTGTTCCGCCGTCAGTTATTCAAATATTTCCCGATCTTGTTTTCGACGGATGGAAACTTCAATATTAACGGATACTTATTTAGCAGCGTTTTGTTTGGCCTCATGTTTTACTTGATGAATAAGACTACGACGCATTTTGGGCAGTTTTAATGAATAATTCCAATTAGTATCGAGAATGCATGTGGATTTACACAATTGAATATGGTTAGCACTTTAGATATTGAATTATAATATATATAGATATATTATAATGACGAGTTTAGTTTCAAGCCGTGGTCCAGTAAATAATTTTGGGTCTGCTAGAAGATTATACGGGAGAACTTTAAAAGATCGTTCAAAAATACAACGCGCAAGTGATTCTTCGGATGAAATAAAACGCAAAATTAATATAGAACTGTTAAAACTCGAAGTAAAAAAATCTATTGATTCTGATGTGGAACGAGTAAAATTTGACTATGAAATCAATCAAAACGGAGTAATCGATAAGAGCATTGAATTACTTAATTCTCTACTACAAGAAATAATTGGTTCTGGTGAAGTATATAACGAGGATGTGTATAGAAGGTTTAATGAACATGTTTCTTTCTGTATGTTCTTATTTGTAGTTGCGAGTGATTCAAAGATATATGAAGGAATGGGGTTTGATGCAGAAGATTTTTATGAATATATTTCTGAGGCTTACCCAATGGCAGGTGGAGTAAAACCTCCAGGTCAAAAAAAAGAAGCCGTAAAAAGAGTCGGAAAAAAGACTGCTAAGGCAGCAGGATGGACAATAAAACAGATTATAAAAATGTTTTTCCTTTTTTTGACCTTTGTTGCAGTTGCTTGGAAAGTTACGGATACTGTTGTGGAAGTTGGCAAATCAAATGAATACAATTTAGATCAAGTACGACACCTGATAGATTTCGGTTCAAAATTCTTAGGAGATAATGTAAGTTTTGATAAAAGTCAATATCAACATATCCTGGAATACCAAAGTAATATTGATTTAACAAGCAGTGATTATGATTTGATAAAAAGTTTGGCGATTGCTGTCAAAGATGCCACAGAAAACAATCTAGTTGCATTAAAACAAGAACCGCCTGTATGTGGTACAACAGAAGTTGCTTGTTCAGAAGATGATCTTGGTAGATACCTTATAAATTTTAGAGATATAGTATCTCGTGAAGTGAATTCTCTTTTAGATGCTAGTGTCGTACCTTGTAGTACAGGTGTTGTTGGTAGTGTATGTGTAAATTTTAATGGGGTAGAGGTACCTGTAAATCACCCAAATGCGGTCGAGGTTCTTCGTCAATATCAATTACGTGAATATAGTGATCAAAATGTTGTTGTGGGAGGTATTAATGTAGGAGAGGTAAGAGGGAAAATTGAAGCCCTGGCGCAAGATATAGCTGGTGTGCTTACAGGAAATGTTCAGGGATTATTTAAAAGGTTTCGTAATGAAGGAGAAGTAACACCAGCCGAAGTGAGGAGAATACTTGGACCAGATAATGTTAAATTTGTCAATTTTGCTAAAGAATTATACGATCGAGATCCAGTTATAGCGGGGTTATATAGGAAAGCAATGGAGGATATGCTAACAGGTGTTGATAAAAAGACTGGGTACTATAATTTGAAGTTATTGCAACAAGTGTTAAGTGTGAAAGGATATGCTTATCAAAAATTGTTATTATCAGGATTACAATTAGCATCAAATGTAGGTACAGTTACAAAAGCGTCATTTGAGCAATATCTTTATCACTTCCTTTCTATTGGTAATGCATCATCAAAAACTTCTGTGGGAATCTTTTGGGTTGAAGTTTTTTCAGAACAGTTTCTTCGATTTATAAATACGCCAGAAGAACTAAATGAATATCTCATGTTACCATCACCAGATGATGTAGAACAAGATATGCCCCCTGTTGATTTCCTGAGGTTACCACCACCACCACCACCAAATGGTGGTAATAAAAAATATACTAAAAAACATGCTAGAAAACATGCTAAAAAACACACGAAAAAACATGTTAAAAAACATGCTAAAAAACACACGAAAAAGCGTGTAAAAAAATATGCTAAACGAGTGTAAAATAAAAAATGTAAATATTAAGCGGTAACATAACCCAAAAATTTTATACTGATGTGTAAATGATACATCAGTATGTAACAAAGCTTGTGGATAATCTTCCAGATGAATTCAAAGAGAGAAAAAAACCCTTGCGAATTGATTTAGTGTTAGACGGTGGTATGTTCAACGGATCATACTTGATAGGCGCTCTTCAATTTTTGAAGGAGTTGGAGCGACGAAAGTATATCCATGTAGATCGGATTTCGGGTGCAAGCATAGGTTCCATTGTGGGATTAGCTTACTTGTCAGATTCATTAGATTCGATGCCTGATTTGTACAACATTGTGTATAACGAGATGAAAAACTTAAATACAATGTCTTGTATTCAGGATCTAAAAAATAAGCTAAAACATGACACAGATTTGTATAATAAACTGAACAACAAATTGTATGTTTCGTATAATAACATTGAGAAGAGAAACAAGGTAGTTAAATATTTATACAAAAACAATGATGAAGTATTCGATGCCATATCAAAATCGTGTCATTTACCTTTCGTAATCGATGGAAAGCTGCTGTATAAAAATAAATACCTTGATGGCGTGAATCCGTATATGTTTAAACCTTGTCCGAATAAGAAAATTCTATATTTAGATCTATTTGGATACGATAAACTAATAAATTTTTTCAATATAAAGAACGAAAAGACAAACTGCCATCGAATATTGAGTGGAATGTTGGACATACATAACTTTTACATTAAACAATCAGAAACTTCGATGTGTAGTTATGTGAATGAGTGGGGTATAATAAATAGGTCGCGTTTATCTATAAAAGGACTGAATGAAACGATCATTGTATATACTGTATGTATTTTGAATATTTTAAGTAGATATACGATGGGTATTGAGAAAACGATTCTATATAAACTGTTTGCTCGGATTGTAAAGTCGTGTTTTGGCGTTGTATTGGAAACCTATTGTATGTGATAACAAGCGTATGTGATAACAAGCGTATGTGATAACAAGCGTATGTGACAACGATCGATTATTATCATTTTATATAGTATAAATGACCTTCAAGAATATTTCCCAGTTTGCCAACACAAGTGACTATCTCCCAATATTCAACGGAGTCCTGATAACCGATATGATTGTAATCTGTCTCCTTATCGGTGGTGCGATTAAATCGAATGTTCTGAAAACTTGGTACGCAGATCTAAGTTTAAGCGCCGTTATTGCCGATGTGTTGATCATTTTCATCGGTATCATTTTAGCGCGTTTTTTGTATCCCTATATTTTCAGTGAATACTCTCTGATCAAGTTCATTGGTTTGGCAGTCGGCATACAGGTTGTGCATGATATTCTGTTTTATCAATTATGTGTGTCTGTCCCTCGCGGCAGATCGCATATATTGGACATATTCAAAGATTACGGAAGAGAGAATGGATATAAGGCGATTCTCTCGGATAGTGCAATGATGGTGAGTGCTATACTCATCGGCTCCTACTTGAAAGGCAAGAGTTTGAATTTTAATATGATCACGATGATTACTGCGGTCTATATAGTTCCGTATTTGATCTATAGTTTATAATTTATAGCGTGTAATTTATAGCGTGTAATTTATAGAGTGTAATTTATATCGCGTAATTTTTCTAATTTATGCATCTGATATCAGTTGCATAAATTTAATACTTTCGTTTCTTTCGTTTGGTAGCATTATTTGTCGAATAATAAATTCCCAAAAAGCTCTTTCTCTTCTTCGTGGCATTTCGTTTCTTATTCTTTGATTTCGCCGGTCCTTTCGTCGGTACCTTCGTCGGTGCTTTTTTTTCAGTCGGAACGACATCGCCCTTTTTGACAGCAGGTTTGTAATTCAAGAACCACTCATCATACTCTTTGGTTCCTTTCTTCGATTTTAGTTCGCTGAATACTTTATTTCTGTGTTCTCTCATCTCCGACACACTCTCCTGATGACCATAGCATGTGATGCTGAATCGGCGTAACAATCCCTTCTGCTCCAGACGATTCTTCTGCTGCACATCGAATAGGAATTTCGCCATGCACAATGTTCGTTCCGCAAACTCGCTGTAATATTCGCGATCAGCATACAAGAATGCAAGATAGAAATTCAACATCGTGTCGATCGTTGCAACCTTGACCTTTTGCCCGCTTATATTGATGACATTGTAGCTGTGACACGCAATCGGTTTATACACAAATGCAATCGAGTCTTTGCCGACGATAATTTCATGATGTTCCGGAATTATTTCACCAACTGGTTCATGCTTGATTATCTTAATATTTTTGATCCCAATATCACCGAGCCGTTCTTCAATAATTTCACAAGTTGTTTCTGGATCGTTCGAGAGAACATCGAAATCCGGAATATTTTCCACCTTCTGTTGCAGACCTTTTGGCATATAACGCGAATACAAATTGATCGCATATCCACCGAAGAATACCACACCCTGATTGACAAATGTGTCGCGGACGACCTTGTATATATCATCCTCGTGCGAAATATCATTCATTTCGCGCTGGTAGTCAATATCGTGACAATCCACAGTTTTCAAGGGATAGTATTTGTTGAGCAAATTGAGCCGCTTGAATACTTTCTCAAATCGATCAATTTGCCCAGCTGGTCGAGAGAGCTCCAAATACATTGCCATCTTCAAGAAATTAGCAGGACAATATAAGATACCTTTTACCCGGACCGCTTCCCTTTTCAATGCGTTGAATAGTTCGGGTGGAATGTAGGTGATGTCGGCCACACCCATAAAATTGCAGAACACCTTGAATGTGCCCTTGTGAGCACCCGCCTTCGCCTCAACTTCCGTGTAGCCCTTCTTCGCGTAAATGTCGGCCAGCTCTTTTGCGTCCTCCAACGCATTCGGGGAATAGAAATCGTAATCGCTGACTTCGACATCCTTGTCATATATCTTGTCTTGTTCTGGTAACAGCGCATCAATTGCAACGCCGCCGTAACAAATTAAATTCTTCTTTTTTAAGAAGTCTTCTACAATTTGGATCATCTCTTGGACTTCAGGTGTATTGACGAGTCGCTTTCCCATTTTCGTTTCCGCTAAATCAACCGCACTTCTAAGAATGGCTAATTCACATTCTTGAAATGTTAATGATTTATCGCACTTTACTGTTTGTTTCATTATACAATGGAGAGAAAAATATTTTGTAGGGTTCTAGACTGTAATTGTAACTCCAAGATCAGTATCTACACTCTTAGGCGCAGGATCTAGGGCTGGGTCTTGAGGGATCGGTGGATCAATTATAACAGGAACATACTTATCTTTATCTTGTTTCATACAGAATGCATACCCACAATCATCAAAGAAATTTATATCGCTAATCAAATAGTTATCAACATATTGATAGCGCATTGCGACCATCTGACACCCCATAGCTCTTGATAAGTTCGCGCTTGGATTTGGAGGATTCACGCCGCCATCTGGTAAAACAATTGTCATAAAACCACCTTTATTGTAGTTCTCCAATTCTTCCAAATCGGGTGGGTTTTTCACTTGGAAATATTGAAAGCATCGAATATTATCCGAATGACTTGTTGCATTTATAAGAGCCGTTAAATCGGAATTCTCTTCAAATGATTTATTTCCTTGGTCAGCGATCAAAACAATTTTATTCTTGAGTTGAGACAACTTGAACTTCGTACCAATGTTCTCACCATTTGTGTAGCTATGCTGAGCTCCTAGAAGTTTCGAACTATACTTTTGAAGTATTTTCACCAGCGCTTTATACATATTCTGGCTGTTACTCTTAAATCGCAAATGAAGAATTATTGGGTCTGCGGGGTTTGGTGCTCCGTCACTGAATGCATATAGATCGATAATTTTCATAACATCTACGAACTTAACAATATTGTATGTTTCCTTAACATAATAGTTATTGGTAGTCGAAGTAGAAACAACTGGTTCTCCATCAACGGAATATATTTCAAAATCTAAACACCTGGCACCTTGTTTGATGATAGCTTTCAAATTGCAAATATCGACATAATCATTCTTGTAGCTTCCACCGGAACAGCAATTATATGCTGTTTTTATGTAATAGTTACATAAGAAATCATTGCATGATGTTGTAGTAGCACAATTTGATTTTATTTTACCATTCACCTCACCATACATTTTGTTCATGTAACTACACTCTTTTTTCTGTAGTTTGCTATCTCTGTAGATGTATAAAAGTGACATACATATAATAAAAATTACGATTCCTAGAAGCATGGACGATACGAAATTTTCATCTAAACTTTGTATTTTTGCAGCAGCATCTTTTACTGTATCTGTAGCCTTCTTTAATGTATTTGCAACTTTATCCTTTGTCGTCGACATTGTTTAATATATAGGTAGAGTAATTTTTCACAATTAAATATTAAATAAATCTGTGTATATAGTAAAATGGCAGGTGGCTTAATGCAATTAGTGGCTCAAGGCCAGCAAAATGTAATATTAAATGGTAATCCTAGCAAAACATTCTGGAAATCTAGTTATGCCAAATACACCAATTTTGGACTTCAACATTTTCGGCTGGATCACGAAGGCACACCAAATCTTCGTCTAACGGAACAATCCACATTCGTATTCAAAGTGAAGCGATACGCCGACCTGCTGATGGACTGTTATTTGTCTGTGACTCTTCCCAATATATGGTCTCCAATAATGCCACCGCAACCAATAATTGGAACAAACCCACTTCAATACACAACTTGGGCGCCTTATGAGTTCAAATGGATAGATGATCTGGGAGCGCAAATGATCAGCAAAATAAGCATTACTTGTGGTAATCAAACTCTACAGGAGTATTCTGGACAATATTTGCTCGCGGCAGTGCAGCGTGATGTTGGGAAGAAGGGTCTCTTCGACGAGATGTCGGGAAATACCGCAGAGTTCAATGATCCCGCCAACGACAGAGCACATGTGAACTCTTACCCGAATGCCTATTACACTGAATCTCCTGCTGGAGCACAACCTTCGATCAAAAGTAAGACGATTTATGTTCCGCTAGGCGCGTGGTTCAATATGCGCAGCACAATGGCGTTCCCCCTGGTAGCGCTGCAATACAATGAGCTACAGGTAAGCATAACACTTCGACCACTGTGTGAGTTGTTCCGCATTCGTGATGTGATGGACTGGGTGAATAAATTTCCGTATGTGGCCCCGAACTTCAATTTGCCTTATATGCAAATGTATCGGTTTCTGCAGACACCTCCGGCTGAAGACATTACTAACAACGATGTTTATATCGACAAGCGAACTGATTTTAATGCAGACCTCAATTTGAGTTGCACTTACTGTTTCCTTTCTAATGATGAAGCAAAGCTATTTGCCAAGAATGAGCAGAAGTATCTATTCAAGCAGGCTCGTGAAAACACTTTTTACAATGTCACCGGACAGAACAAGGTTGAATTGAACTCAATGGGGCTAGTTAGCGGTTGGATGTTCTATTTCCAGCGTTCCGATGTGTATTTGCGCAATGAATGGTCAAACTATACGAACTGGCCATACAACTATGTGCCGAATGATTCGACGCCTGGTCCTGCAAGTGGATCTATTATATATCCAGTAACTCCACCGGTTTCAATTGGGCCGGGAGTGAATGTTGATCAATCACCAACCGGTCTGTTCGTCTCCGGACCATACAGCCCACAGAACAATAAGGAGATCCTGGTTGGTTTAGGAATATTGTTGGATGGCCAATACAGAGAGAATAATCTCCCAGTTGGAGTTTTTAATTACATTGAGAAATATACGAGAACTGCGAGTGTTGCACCAGATGGTGTGTATTGCTACAATTTCTGCTTGAATTCAGGTCCATCTGATCAGCCTTCGGGGGCGATGAATATGAATAAGTTCAAAAACATCCAATTTGAATTTACTACGATAACTCCGCCACTAGATCCTTTAGCGCAATCATTGACGATCTGTGATCCTGATACGGGGGAAATTGTTGGAATCAATAAACCGACTTGGCGCATTTTCGACTATAATTACAATCTGTATGTCATGGAGGAGAGATATAATGTTGTAACATTTATTGGTGGTAATGCGGCATTATTGTATGCGACCTAATCCATCCACCTTTCATTGCAATAGAGAAAAGGTGGAGCCAAATTCGAAGGGAAAAGCGTTAAAGCGAAGCAAGAGCCAAATGCAAATCAAATATCCTCATTCGATGCAAGTGGGCCGTAATCGATGAATTCACCGGTCATTGTGTAACCGACAGGATACGATATTTCGCCTTGGATCTTGTATCGTTTGTCGAATTCTTTTTGGCTGTTATCAAATGCATGTTTCCAAGTGTTTGTGCCAAAATTTGGCATCGGTGGTCGAATGGCGAATCCTTCTCTAACAAAATACATCCATATACAAAACAAGACAATAGCAATGATTATATAAACCTGCATATACACATAATACAATATTATTTTGGAATCCTAGTTTAGCATATATTTTGAGGGTTTCTTATATTTTTATTATCTTTTAAATATAAGTAATGGACAATCTACAACCAGATGAAATTGATAAAAAAAGAGAAAAGATCACATCTACAGTCGAAGATAAAGCGACAACAATCGGAACATCTATATTAAACCTCTTAAAAATGTCGGCAGTTCATATAAGGAATATACTTGTGTATTTTGTTCTTGGAGTAATAGTATTATTTTA